ATGCCAAAGGCTCCGTTTTTAGACATGCCGATACCGCCGCCCTCGGCATAGACGCCAGCCAGGACGCCCTGGATAGCAGCCTGGCTCGCGCCGTGAGAAGCCATAGCCGTGGCTATGTCTCCGCCCCCGCCACCGCCCTTAGACGCTGCGAACGCTGCGTTGACCCTCGCAACCCTCGCATCTTCCGTGTGATCTCCCGTGTCGCTCTTGAAAACCTCATGGGCGAGCCAAGCGTCAAATCCCCAAAGCCCGAGCGCGCCCAGCCATCCGCCGCCAGCAGCCGCGCCCGCGCCAGCGGCCGCACCGCCGCCCCCTATAGCGCGAGAGATGCCTATGCCTAGACCGACCGCCTTCAGCCCAATCATGGCCGCCGTGAGGGCCATGATACCCTCGACCAGCGCCTTATTCTCCTTCACAAATTTCGTCGTCGCGTCGAGCGTACCGATAAGGGCCGGAGCCCACTCGCCAAGTAATTCTTGAGCGTCCCCCGTTATGGCTTGGCGAAGATCGAAAAAGGCTCCGTAAAGCTCCTTCATCTTTTTTATGGCGTCATTGGTCGGGACGTTTTTCAGAGCGTTCGCCATGCCCTTGTCCACCGACGCCTGACCATTCATCGCCATATCGGTCATGGACGGATCGGTGATGCCGAGCCATCCAGCCGTTTGAGCCACCAGCGTCGGGTCTTTTTGCTTCTGCGCCCATGCCGCGAACCGGCGATAGACGTTCATCGGGTCGGTGGGGCCGCCGACGCCGATTTGATTGAACGCCGCATTCATTTGCGAATCGACGGGCCGAACGCCGGTTTTCCACGCCTCCATAACGCCGGCCATTGTAGAGAGCCATGTCGGCGCCGCACCGGCCGCGCCGCCGTTGCGCTGGTTCATCAGGTCGAAGGCCGCCATCTGGCGAACATCAACATTGGCTTGGCGTGCGGCGATGCTGAGTTTGGTGAAACCGGAGACGCTACTGGCGACAAACTTCTCGATCGACGCCGTGCCGACGATGACGGCGAACGCCCCTAGCGCCTCGCGCTTGATATTGGTGAAGCTGTCCGCGACGTTCTTATTGGACCGCTCCATATCCTTCGCGGATTTGGATGCCTCCTCGCGGTTTTTCTTATCCTCGTCGCGGTATTTGCGAGAGCCATCCGTGAATTTGGACGGGTCCAGGCCCAGAGAAATGGTGAGGCTGTCGATAACCGTGGGCAACGCCTTAATCCTTCTTGTTTGCTACCCACTGATTGAAGTTATCGACTTCGATGATCTCCAGCATTTTATAGAGGTCCGCCACACCATAGACCGTATCTAGCTCGTGGATGGTGGATTTTCCGTGAGAGACCACGATTCCGATGGTTCCGGGGACGTTAGCGTATTCGGCGTATCGTCTTCCTGGATCGGCGCGCGGGCCATCGCTAGGATATTCGACAGGCGCTCGATCACGGAAAAACCCGCATGGCACGCGAACACCTGATCTCGCAACCAGACCCGCGTGGAAACCTCCTCGATATCCTCCTCAATCATGGGCCGCACCGCAGCAGTTTGAACCGACATCACGCAGCCCATCATCTCATCGAGCAGGGGCTTGGCATCCTCAAACGATGCAGCGAATATGGCCTTCAGCCCCACCATAGCCACCACGGCCCATCCGCCCGCCAAGAACTCGGGGGGAATGTCGGCGCCGCTTCTGGACATGGCTCCAATCGCCTTCATGGCCCATTCTTCGGCCTGAGACGCGGGCATTTCGGTGATTTGGTAAGTCTTGCCGATGTCTCGCGCGTATCGCGGATCGTTCGGGACCGTGACCGATATGACCTTACGCATTAGATCGGAGCGCCCGTCACCGCATTCCAGTGAATAGTGAACGCGCGTGCGGCCAGCACGCGACCGGCTGATGGGATGGTGACGACGCTCATCAGAAAGCCGTTCGTCATGGCGTATTTCCGCCCGATGCCGGGGAGCGTGATCGTCCCATTGGCCGGATAGAGTTGCTGCGCTGCCACCTGGGCCGCGTCCCATTGCTCAAAGATGAACCCGGACGGGCTGTCGGCCATCATCTCAAACGTTTGAGGCGTGACGCGGGGAATCCAGCCGGCCGACAAGATGCCATCCGCGCCAAGTTGCAGCATGGCAACTTCCACCGCCTGCGTCTCGAACATGCGATCAGCGGAGAATTGCTGGATCTGAACCGGCGTCGGAAAAAGCCCGTCAACGGTAAGCTGGACGACAGCGTTGGCCGAGGTGATCGTGTTGCCAGGCATCACTGCACCTCTTCGGAGCTAAGGCTGATGGTCTGAATGGACTGCCCATCCGTGTAGAAAAGCTGGATCAGCGGCGACCCGCGTGCGATGCGGACCTGCGCGGATGGCGCGACTACGTTCAGATACCAGCCCCGAGATTGAACCGTCGATGCAACTTGCTTTCCGGCGATGGTGTTGATCTCAGCAAGCTGTAGGGCGGATAAGTTCACGTTCGGGCGAATGGCGCCGAAATTCAGGGCCGCGTTGATGGGGTCCGCGCACGCCGCATCGATCAGGGCATATCCGGCGGGATTATAGGGAACCGAGCCGATGGTCCCCAAGAGCGCCAGAAGGGCGATTTGAAGCTGATTGTTCAGCCAGATTTGGTCGATATAGCTGTCAATCCAGAGGAATGGGCCAGTGATTTGCCCATTTTGTAGCCATGTATAATTGCTGTTCGCCGCCGAGTATTGCCCGATGAAATTCATCCCATTGAGCAGAAGTTGCGGCGCCACAAGACCGCTCGTCACGTCGGCGGGGAGGCCAGACTGAATCTTGTAGGCCGCCGACGCGCGCCCGTTTGTCTGCTGAAAATTCACCGATGCGATGAACCCGCATAGGAAGGCGGCGGCGAAGTTCTTATTGATCGGAGCGTAGATGCCGGCGGTCCCTGAATACCCAGCCTGAAGGATGGCGTAGATGGCCGAAGACGTGTTTGTGTTGGTGGTGTCGGTCACGTCCGTGGACCACATGGCATAGACGTAACGATCGATGGGCGAGGTCGTATTGTTCCACGCCGCGAAGGCGATCTTGTCCGCCGTGACGGGCTCAAACGCCGTCATGAACGACGCGAAATTCTGCGTCTGTTGCACGACGTTCGCCATGAAGGATGCGGGGGACGCGATGGCCGCGCCTTGGCTCAAGGTCGCGCCGGTCGCGGCGGTTAGGAGCAGCGTGGCGGATGCCGAGCCCGTGGCGAAGCCGATGGTGGAGTTTGGTCCGGTAGACCCTGACGCGATCACGAACGCCGCCGACGCGCTGTCGTAGGTCACGGTCACAAGGCCAGCCGTCATCGCTTCGGAGGATACCGTCTGGCTCGGCGTGACAATATAGACGCCAGCGCCCCCAACCGTACCCGTCAGTTGAGAGACGATGGCGGACCCGGCCGTGACGCCGACCCCATTCAGCGATTGACCGGCTGCGATGGTTCCGGTCACGGATGATGCGGTAAGCAGGGCCTGCGCGGCGTTGGTAGCCGTGATGGCGGTAGCCGAAACAGTCTGCGAGACAGAAACCTGATAGGTGCCCGCACCGCCTTGCGTTCCCGCCAGTTGGGAGACAATGGTCGTTCCCGCCGTCACGCCGGTCCCGGTCAAAACCGCACCGGGGACGTTGGAGCCCGACGATTGCGTCACTACCGTCAGCGTGGTTCCGCTGATGGTGGAGGTGTTCGCCGTGACGCCAACGGCGGGGGCCAGCACGCCCGTGAAGCTCGCATCCTGTGAGGCGAGGGCGGTCTGGATCAGCGCGGCGGCGGCGGAGTAGGAGCCGGCCGCCGAAAGGTTGAAGCTGGCGGACGTGACGTTCGCGCCGTCAATCGTCAGGGTCAGAACGCCGGACGTGATGGCCTGAACTTGGGCGAGCGTGAGACCGCCGCCACCGCGAAGATAGGCGCCAACGGCGGACTTCCACGGATATTGCGCGAACAGGAGCGCGCCCGGCGTCATGGTCCCGTTGGTGTAGCCGGAGAAATAGGTAGAGGCCAGGTTGGCTTCGATGGTGTTCTGGCCGAAGAATGCAGCCACGGCGGCGGCGCTGGTGAAGCTCGCCACGGTTCCGATGGGAACGCGCGTGTTGAACGTCAGGATCAGGCCGGAAAGGTCAAGCGCCGAGCCGCCAGCGCCGATGACGCCGGGGACGATATTGACGAGTTGGCTCGCAGGAATAGCAAGGGTCATGTGTCAGTAGCTCCCGCCGAGCGAACGCTCTAGGTGAAGGTAGCCGCAATTCATAGGATATTCAATCGGCATGAGCGCGGCTCATTGTACCTCGTAGAGAGTGGGGATGAGAAGATCGGCATACTGTTGTGGGACCGAAATCACCGGATTGGCCTGCATCACCAAATCAAGCGTCCATCGGTCCTCATATTGGCTTTCGCCGTTGACAAAGGGAGCTTGCATGGGGTCTGAGGTATAGAGTGGCTGGATGTCGAACCCGACGCCAGTGTAGAACTCGCACGCATAGTTGTCGCGGAAGGCGGTCATCACGGTTTGCACGTCATCAGCCGCGCCGTCCTGATCGTGGAAATCAAGCTGGATCGTCACTTGCGTGGCTACCAGAAGCTGCGTTCCGCCCGCCGCCATCGCCTCAGACGCGACGGTTTGACTGGGCGATACCGTGTATGTTCCTACGCCGCCCGTACCCGTCCCCAGTGCGGTGATAGTCGTCCCCAGCGCCACGTTCGCGCCAAACACCGTAGCGCCCACGAGAATGGTCCCGTAGGCCACGGCGGACACGGTGAGGGTCGTTCCAGCGATGTCCCCGGTGAAATAGACATCCGCGCTCGTATCAACGTTGGTGGACTGCCTCATGCGTGAGAGCGGCGTCATGACCACGAACCGCTCGGCGGTAGGCTCGGGCACGCGGTTGGGCTGTCCCCGGATCACAGTCGCCCCAGCCGGAAGCACGGCTAGGAGGAAATTCCCCGTGGCTTGAAGGCACATGGATTCGGTGACGGTGGGGGTCATGCGTTGTTCTGTAGCGTGACGGCGACCTTCGTCCACCCGTCCGCATCCCATGCCTCAAGGACGGCGACCACAAGCCACACGTCCGGCGCCACGCCAGACAGGCCCGTTGGAATCAGCAGGATGTCGCCGCCGCGCCCAACTGATCGGTTGATCCCCTGAATTTGGCCGTTCAGATAAACCGACCGTATGATCCCTTGGATATTCAGGCTGTCGAGGTGTTCGATCTCCCGCCCGGTCAGCGCCTGGACTTGCATCGGAATTCCGTCAACCTGCGTATAGGCTGGAACCTGCGTGAAGTCCGCCGCGACCGTGTAGCCGGTGGAGACCTTCACAGATCCGATGAACGGCGGATTGATGGTGCTGATGGCGGAGGAGACTACGGCGTGGAGGTTCATTGCCACGCCTCAAACGGATAATAGGCGCCGGGCCATTCCGTCGTTTCAGCGCCGACGTCCTTCTCCATTTCGATTGGCGCAATCCAGTAATCCGAATGACCGGAGCAGGATTCTACGGCGTCCGCTTCTTCAGAATATGCGCCCTGAAACTCCCACGCGGCGACGTGAAGATCAGAGCGGTCTTTTCCAACAATCCAGATTTTCATCACACGACCTCGTAATTGACGCTGCCGAGCATGTGGCCCGTGTCCACCAAGGGCTTGTCGAAGCCCTTGCGCTTGATGGTGGCGGGCTTTAGCGGGGGTGCGGTGACGTCCACGATGGCCTGGCGGATTTCACCGCCGATCAATTCGCCCATCGCGCCAAGGGATTTCTCGGCGTCATAATCGAAATGAACCAGCGTCTTGCCAAGCTGCTCGGGCCACTCCCGGCTATGGTTCGCGACAGTCGGGCGCATGAATGGGCGAGGCGGTATGCCCTTGGATGGGGCTCCGAATTCTTGAATGGCCGCCACGAGCGCCACGGGGGTTCCCTCATCGTAAGTCGCGCCCTCCAAAAACCCGACGCGGACTTCCTTGGCGCTGGTGATCTTGCTGGCGAGCGCAGTCAGATAGGCGTCGGCCCTCGCGCCGCCGCTCATCGCCATCCGCGTGACCCCAACCCGTCGAAGCCGCTAAGGCCGCGACCGTATGGACCCTGCGCGAACCTGCCCGGATTGGCGCGATAACGCGCCGTGCGGTAGGGGGCGAGCGCGGCGTACGCCAGCGCGCCCCAGGTCGTCTGATACCACCATGCCGTCTGCGGGGTTGTGGGCATCTCCACCCCGACGCTCACAGTACCTTCGGACGCGTTCGATACGCGCCCGACAAGTCCAGACGGCGGCTGCCCGTTCACCCCGAACATAATCTGAGCGATGTGCGCGACGAGCAGGTTCAGCACGTCGGCGCGCGTGTTCACGGTCGGAGGATTGTACGGAACCGGCGAGCAATCGTCATTCGAGACGTAGTTCTGCGCCAGCTCGAACGCGAGGTTAAGCTGCGCATCACTCACTGTGGAAAACGCTGTGTAGGCCGCCTTGAACGCCTCTGGATCGAAGACGACGACGGTCACGGCTAGTCCTTGGTGAGCGGCTCCACGCCGTCCTTATCCGCGCGCGGCGGATTGATGGGCTCGAAACCGGATTTGTGGTCGCGGCGGTTGATAGCTTCGCGCTTAGCGCCATCGCCGGCAAGGGCGAAAATGAAACCGTTCTTGAACGGGGCGTAGTTCTTGTTCTCAATCGCCCATTGATCCCAAAACGCCTTGGAGACGTTGGGGGTCAGGCCAAAGCCGCCTGCGACCAGCGGATGCTCGCCGAGAACCTGGCCGCCCGATTCCATGCGACGTTGCAGTCCGGGGCCACGAAAGAAAACTTCCTCCTTCACGGCGCCCGCGATGGCGGTCTTGCCCTGCGGCGTCTCCATGATGTGCGCTTCTTCGCAGAGCGTGGCGATCAGCCCCGTGGGGAGCTTGCAGGCGACGGTGACGGTATCGACGGCCATTATTCCGGCTCCACAACGTCGGCAGGCGAGGCTAGGGGCGTACCCTGAACCGCCGCAGCGTCTTCAGCCTGCACGGAAGGCGCGGACGCGCGCTGCGTCTCGTCCAGCGGCAGTTCGCTTTCGGGCGTGGAGATAGGCTCGGGCTCGGCGTGCGCGTCCGGCTGCACCGCAACATGGTCGCCGTCCTCAAGGTGCATGTTGCTGTCGCCGCTCATCACCGCTGCGGGCGCAGGAAGTTCGGTCGCCTCGATTTCAGTCTCGTTGACAGGCTCGGGCTCGGGAGGTGCAGGTTCCGGCTCGGGAGCGACTTCCGGCTCATCGCCCAAGTCAATCACTTGGCCGGTAAGGGCGCCGCTCACGACGGGCGCATACGCTCCGTTCTGCGCGATCCACGCCTCCCAGAAATCCGGGTCCACATGGTTCTGGCCTGGCTCAAGCTCGACATGCTGAATGCCGGTCAAGCCTTCTTCCTCGCGGCGCTCCAGCGTGAGCCGAAGACCATTGGGAACGCCACAGTTTACAAGCGCGATACGAGCCATTTTTTACACGCCCAGCATGGACGCGAAGGCCCACAGTTGCCGATTGATAGATCCCCACGTCCCCGCCGAGAGCTTCATGCGGAAGGACGACAGGTCGATGACCATGCGGTGCGTGCGAAGCTTCTCGGTGAAGGCCGGCCATGCGGTTTGCTGGCCGTCAACGTTAGTGGCGATAAGCTGCACGAGGTTTCCCGCGGTGCCCGCATATTCCACCGCCGTCTCGATGCGGATATTCGGGAAGGTGCGCTTGATCAAGTCGATGGCGACCACGCCGAAGCTGTTCGCTGAGGTGAGCGCGACTTCGGTGTTCGGGTCCATCGCCAGCACGAGCGGAACGTCCTTGGACAGCTCCACCACACCGCCTGCCTGCTTGACGAGCTGGTAGTAAAGCGCCTGCACGTCGGCATAGACTTCGTTCGGCGACGCGGTCATCACGCCATTGGTGATCCATGGGCCGTGCGCCTGCGTGTTATACGCCTTAGGGCCAGGCTGGATCGACGCGGGAAGACCAGGGTCGTTCAGGAGGCCGTAGTTCTGAAGGTTGGCGATGCCGAACGCATAGGAACGGTTGCGCCATTTGTTGATGGCGAGCAGCGCGCCGTTCTTTTTCTCTTCCGGCGTGTTGATGCCCGCGAGCGCGGATCGATCGGTCTCCCGCTCGCCGTAGTCGATGACGGTCTGAACGTGCATGGATTGGCGCTGCGGGAAATCGGCGTTGTAACCGGCCGAGCCGTTGGCGGAATAGTCGTCATAGGCCGAGATGTTGCCCGTGGTTTCGATGACCGGGAACATGGCCGTGTCCGTCACCCAATCGCCGACCTTGCGTTCGTCGCCGAGGATTTGCGCAATCTTCATGGGCGCGAACACGACGCGGAGCGCATTCCGATCAAGGAACGTCGTCAGCATGGCGGGGATGCCGGCGTTAGGCGCCGTGCCCGTAAGCTGTTGCTGCGCATCGGCGGCGCCGAACACGCGGCTATCCATGGCGATGAGGCCCTTGCTGGCAAGGACAGAGCGGTTGGCCCGAATTTCGGCTTGGGTGAGCATCGCTTATGGGTCCTTAGCCGAGAGGGTGATCAGAGCAGCGAACGATTTCGCCAGGCGCGCGGCCCACGTCCATCGCATACCACTTGGTCTCGTAGTAGCCCGTGGCGGTGATGGTGGTGGACGAGGCGGTCTGCGACGTATTGACGACGTAGGTTCCCGTGCCGCCCGTGCCAGTGCCGAGCGCAGCGATGGTTGTGCCTGCGGTGACGCCCGTGCCGGAGAGCACATCGCCGACGCCCAGAACGCCCGACGTGACGGCAGTGACGGTGAGAAGGCCCGACGTTTGCGTGACGGTGGTGGAGGCGACCGTTTGCGGAATGGAAACGGTGTAGGTTCCAATGCCGCCCGTGGTCCCGGTAAGCTGGTTCAGAACCGTGGTTCCGGCTTGGATGCCCGTGCCGCTGATCGTGCCGCCGGGAACGATGGTGCCCGAGCCCACGGCGGTCACGGTCATGACGCCCGTGGTCAGCGAGCCAACGCCGGACGTGACAGGCGCGATGGAGGCGGTGACAGACGTGGTGGCCTGCGGCGCGATGGAGCCAGTGACGACAGCGGCTGAGGGCGGCGTTCCGGTCGGGCCGAACGCCGTGGTCCCGTCCGCATACTTGGCGTAAACCTTCATGCCCACGGTGGTGGTGAGCGCGCCGCCGTTGAGCATCCAGAAGTCGCCGCCGGACATGGCCGCAGCCTGAATGCCGGGATAAACCTGCATGGACGTTTCGGAGAGGAACGTGGTGACGAGCCCTTGCCAATGGCGATGCACGAACCCGGCCGGCGCACCTGAGCCCATCGAGTTCAGAACGGAGTTGGTCGCGGCGTCGGCCCAGCAGAACCGGCCCACGAACAGCGACGGACCGGCGACGAAGCCGCCATCCTGCGATAGTGCGGACCAGCGCGGATTGGCGGAGCAGAAGTCGCCGACGACTGCGGGGGCTTCGTTATAGCCGACCTGAGAGGGAAAGGGCATCGGGGCGGCTCCTACGCGTTGGCCGTGGCGCGAACGCCGAAGTTCTTCTCGAACCAGTCTTCACCGGTCGCAGCGGCTGCGGCGTCCTGCGCGATGGGCGTGGCGCCGGGCTTGGGAAGCAGGCGCATCATGGCGGGGAAGGCGGACGGATCGACGTCGGACACGTCCACGTCGAGCTTGTCGAAGGCGAACCGATAAACCGCCTCGGCGCTGTCCATGCCCATCACATCACCGACGTGCGGCAGAACCTGGGCGCGGGCTGCGTTCAGGGCGTCGATGCGGGCGATGGTGGCCTTAGCGGCGGCGTCGGCGGCTTGGGTGACGCGGGCGTCGGAACCCTTCAGGGCCTTGGCGACGGCGGCGGCGATTGCGGCGTCCATGGCCTTCTTATCTTCGGCCTTGTCTTCCTTTTTGTCGTCGTCTTCTTCGGATTCGTCTTCCGCCTTTTTGTCGTCGTCTTTTTCTTCGGCGTCCTTGGCGGCCTTATCTCGCGCCTTTTTGTCGCGAGCCGCATCCTTAGCCTTGGCATCCTTAGCCTTATCCTTGGCCTTTTCTTCGACCTCGGCTTCGGTGCACTCTTCGTCCTCGCCGTCCATTTCCTCTTCCATCTCATCAAGAGCGATGAAGAGGCGCGAGCGGTCCGCCTTGAACGCCTTATCGGTGGCGAACTTGGCGGCCACTTTGCCCTTGACGGCGGAAAATTTCATCTTGGCATCCCCAAGTTTGGCGTCGGCGACAACGACATCAGGCCCAGCACGCCCCTCTTTGACGAGAGCGACATGATTTCCATGCATATTGGACATAGCCAACGTGAACGTCAATCCCTTGTGTGTTCCGCTGCGCTTAACCGCATCATATCGATAGGCGCAGGAAATTTCCTTCTGTTCGCCGCTTTCAATCCGACGAATAGCCTCGGCATCCCAGACCACGAGGGAGTTTTGCAAATACTCCCCATCGAACCGCGCATCCGTGCCGGTTGAGCCGACGATATTGTGTTTCTTCGGATCATCGGCCGACACGATCACATGCTCGTCAAGCAACGGAACATTGTTGAATGTCGGGGCGGCCTTCGCCAATTCTTCAGGATCACGAAAAACCTGATAAATCATATCAGGCTCCAATCCCAGAGCTTCTGAATCCGGGATTTCGCGGCCGTAATACGGGTTTACCGTGGCCTTTGAGATGTTGGTTACGGCGACATGGAGGCGGCCGTCCTTGTCGATGCGCCGGGCGGAGCGATCAATCGCAAAAATAACTTCTGTGTTCATCGCCTCCACCATAGCAGTATGAGCAGCGCTAATACAGACGCCGCCCCGTCACCCAATCTTGATTTTCCCAAATATGACGCCAGCCCCCAAGATGGCGATAGAGGAAATCAGCGCCCAATAGTCCTTGATGACGCGGAAAACAGTCCAAGTCGCGGCCTGCCGAGTATCTTCTTTTTCCAGGACATCGACGCGTTTTGTGATTTCACGAAGCTCGGTTCTGATTTTATCCGAAGCGTTTATCAAATCGCTGCGCCGCTCGGTGTCGCGCTTCTCCAGTTCCGCACGAAGCTCCATCAACTGCTTGGGAAAGTTCTGCTCAACCTGAACGGCCGCGATTTCGCGCACGCCATCCCTCGCCTCACGCACATCGGTTTCGATGCTCGAAAGCCGTTGATCACGCGCCTCATCGCGCCCCTGCATCTTCGCTACGTCAGCGGCGAGCTGGCGAATGAGGCCGTTAATGTCTAGGCGCTCTCGGGCGCTCCCGGCGGATTCAGTCACGCGTCATCGATAAGAAACGGTGATGTCCGTCGCGCCAGACGTAACGACGGTCAGGCCGGCCGAGAAAGCGACGTCGTAGGTGATTGTCACCGGAGCGTCGCCCGTAATGGTGGACGGGAGCGTGATGGTGGCGATTTTCGCACCCGACGCCGCCGTGTTGTTATAAATCGTGATCGTGGCGGATGCGACGTAGGTGTTGATCGTCAACGCGTGGAGGCTTCCAGCGCCCGACTTGACGGCGGTGGTGGTCGCCGTGGTGATGTTGGCGAACGATGCGCCATCGGCGGGGGAGACGGGCTGGGCGCATCCCAACTGGCCCACCACACCGCCCGCACCGCCCGCGCACGCCTGAGAATAGGCTGTCGTCGGTTGCGGAGACTGCCATTGCCCGTTGGCGAACACAGATCCCGTCTGTGTGACTTGAGCAGACGCGGCGGACGCCATGAACGCCAGCGCGAGACCTAGAACGATGCGGCGCATGGGCGGCTCCTTGTGGACGCCTATGTATGCACGCCGTTGGGCTTCAGGTCTAGATGTAGTGGAGAAGCGCGAGAATGACCACAACCACGAGGATGAGGCCAAGGAAGCCGGACGGTCCATAGCCCCAGCTTCGGCCCGCGTTCCAGCCCATGGACGGGAGGCCGCCGAAGAGGAGGAGGATCAGGATGATGATGATGATCAGGGTCATGGGGGTGGAACGCATGGGAAGCGTGGCGGTTCCGATTGGTGCCCCTCTGACGACTTGAACGCCATTCACCGAGTTACGAGGACGGTGCATCACCTAAATACTTGAGGGGCGATTGGCGGATGGCGGAGGGCACGATCCTCAAACCTTGCGGTTCGATGCGCTTAGCAGGCGATCCCGGTTCCCAACACGGTTCACCATCCGAAATGGCGGCGGGTGAAGGAATCGAACCCTCAACCTTTCGGTTGGCATAGTTTTCGAGACTACTTGAGCGCCATTGCTCGCCACCCGCCAGACGCGGGTGTTCGACCCGCTTTATGTTCGCGAGGAGCTACTTGAAGAAAGGTGGGCGATAACCATGCGCTTCAATAACCACGGCAAACGCGGAACGTCAACCTAGAACCCTGGAATCACCGCCTTGTAAGTGCATCGGCAATTTATCAGCGTGCCCGGCCAGCAGACCTCCTTCGCGTCCGGGTCATACCAGCCCTCGCGCACGTTGTAGCGCTTCCCTGAGTGCGCGACGTGCGATCGTCTCGGCTGGCGGCCCCCGGCGCTGTGCAGCCATATCGCCTCCTCAACGCCCAATTCCAGATGGCGCGCACGGCTCAGCATAGCCGTCGCCTTGTTATTCTGATCCCGCGATATCAGGCGCGCCCGCCGCTTCGTCACCCCAAACCGCGCTTGCAACCCCTCGCTCAGCACCTGCAAATCCCGCCCCGCCGTGACTGATCGCATCGTCAGGCCCTCCACCTCCGTCAGATATTGCGCTGGAATCGATTTAATCAGCGACACGTTCTCGGCAATCGTCGCTTGAATCACGTCGTTCTGCGCGCGGGTCATCTGGAATTTCACCGTGAACCCGGCCCGTTTGAGCGACGCCATGAGCGCAGACGAGACACGGCGCTCGGTTGCGGTGGCGAAATACGCCGCCAGCTCAGGGGCCAACTTGTCGAACCGCGTCTGCCATTTGCGGCCCAGACGTCGCATGGTCGCCTGTAGCGTGCGGGCTGGGCTGGCATCCTCAGCGATTTCAGGCGTGTTGCGTTTATACACGCGCTCCAACGTCGCAGCCACGTCGCGCTGCATGGCGTCAACCTCCGCCATCAGGCGGCGGTCGTACTCCGCTCGGATTGCGGCGGATGGGCGGATGGGGGGAAGAGTGCGCGGGTTAGACGCCATCCCGCTCAGCCCCACGCGGCTCCGCACCCTTCGCCGGATCGCCGCTGTCATCCGGCTCCTGCATCTCGGGCGGTTCTGGCGCCGGACCCTCTAGCCCGTCGTAACCCGATTTCTTATCGTTCCGCAGCTTATCGCGCGCTTCCTCGTTCGAAATCACGCCAGCCTCAATGTAAACCGCGTCCGTGTCCGCGTCGGTCTTGCGTACCGCAGCCTGCGCCGCTTCGTCGAGCTGCCACAGCGAGATGAATCGGAATGAAATCGCGGGGTCGATTTTTCCCCAGAGGTTCATCTGCAAAATGTCGAGGATGTTTTTCAGGATTGGTGCGAAATCGTGCTCTTGCTGAGCCTTTACGTTGTCGTAAAAGACCCTAATTTCTCCCTCACTCGACGCGTTCAGCCCCCCAGGATCAAGCCCCAGAAGCTTCACCTTCGGTATCTGAGAAATCGCGCATATCTGCTCCAGCGCCTGCGCCTGCAACTTATCCAGCCCGGCGATGGGCACGGCGATATTCTCGATTTCCTCCGTTTCCTTGTCGATGATCCACCAGCCCTTGTTGTCGGCGGTCTGGCTGGCCCAATCGACGCGGGTGTTCAGGTTGTCCTGTTCGGGCGCTCCGAGCTGCGATCCAAGGGTGGTTTTCAGCACCATCACCGAGAACGAGTGCGTCAGGTCACTCACCGACTGGCGCGTGCGAAGCCAGTTATCGATATAGGGACGCACCGCTTGCGACAGCGACAGGCCGGCGAACGCATAGGCCGGTTTCAGAATGTCCGGCATCTCGCGCGAGACAATCCGTAGTAGGCGGGAGCGGTGAACGATGTTCCCCTGCACGAACCACGTCACGGGCTCGTAATAGCCGCGCACGAGCGGATTCAAACTCTCGTAGCCGTTGGGATAGGTCCAGAACGGCTCGACGACGTGTAGGGCCTTCAGCGAGCCCTTCTTGAAGGTCTTCGGGTCCAAAATCATCGGCGCGGCGAGCACGTCTGACCTATCCGTGTCGCCCGTGTCCACATAAATCTGCCCGGCGCCGAAAAACCCGTCGTGTTCCTTGGCCGTGCGCATGATCGCGCGCACGTCGAATTTCACCAACTCGGCATTCAACTCGGCAAGCTTGTCTTCGTCCGGGTCGTCACCCTCGTGGACTAATTCAATCCACTCGCGCGTCATCTCCTTGGCCCACACCTCGGCGCAGAGGCGATATTCGGGGCGCTGCGTCAGTTCGGCGAGGTAGGCGAACCCTGGCCACTGCGCACCGTCGCAGCAAAGCCCGATGCCGCCCGCGCCGTAAGCGTACCCATCGTTAACGCCAGTCCAGTCCATCGCCATCTTGGCGGACGCGGGGACGCCAGGCGGCGTGGGGGCGGGCGCGTAGAGTTCGCGGAACGACCGCTGCTCAGGCTCGTCGCGGGCCATCTGGCGCACGGTGATGGGTTTGCGGACCACGGCAGGTGCGGGGGGCGCCGGGGGTCCGTTCCACACGCGGGAAAGCCAGGCGCGCAGGCTCATCGGCGCACGCGGTGCAGGGCGCGTGGGTCAACGATGATGGGAGCGCGAGCCATGCCGACCATTGAGAAGGCGCGACCCAGCGCATCGACTTGGTCGTCGTGAACGCCACTCGGAAACGCGCTCAGCTCGTCCAGAAATGCAGCGTTCCATTGTGCGCGCACGATGTGGAAATTCCCCACGTTGACCTGTGACGCGACGGGCGCGGCTCTAGTAGCCTTGTCGCCTGTTTCAGGGCTGCTTTCAATCCTGTATCCGGCAAGCTTGCGGGTGAGGTAGAGAACCTGCGCCTTGCCCGCCTGTCCAGGGTCTTGCGGCAAGCCTATCCGCACGCCCCGCCCATCCTGCGCCGCCGTGTTCACAATCGCGGCCTCAACCTCGTCAGGACCGCCGCGCACGCGAACAACGTCCAGTACGGTGAACCGGCCATCAGGCAAGCGGGCAAGTTTTACGCCTGCCGTCCAGTCGGGATCGCGCGTGCCGATTTGCGCCGTTGCGGCCAAGTCCCAAGCGCGGGCGATGTTGCCGCCAGCGGGTGCGGCTTCCATCACGCCAATTTGGGCTGTTTTGAACAGCGATCCTTCAGCGGAAACGGGGCGTTGCTGATATAGGGCCGACCAATCGCGCATGGCGGCGGCGGCTTCGTACTCGGCCTTGGCTAGGCGCAGCTCTTGGCCGTAGCCATAGGTGTCGTCGCTCCACAGAAACTCGCCGGGCTGGCGGCCGAGCGCGTCGTTTTCCTCGGCTTCGGCGGGGAGCGAGATGACGCGCCACAATCCTGGCTGGCGATCCAGCAGCCGGCCGCCAAGATCGTCAGGATGCCATCGCGTCATGATCACGACTATGGATGCGTCCGGTTTCAACCGCGTGCGAAGATCCCCCGTGAACCACGCCCACTGGCTCTCACGCACGGTTTCCGATTCAGCGTCGGCACGGCTGCGCGTTGGGTCGTCGATCAGCACGATGTCGGCGCGCGTGCCGGCGATAGCGCCGCCGATGCCAGCCGATCGATACCGCCCCCCGTTCGACGTGTCCCATTGCTCGGCGCTCTCACGACCAAGCGTGTAGCCCAGGGTGGCGGGATAATCACGGATGGTCTGCATGACGCGCCGAGAAAACGCCTCCGCCATCGTGGACGTGTTCGACGCGCCGATGATGTTCAGATGGGCGCGTCGGGATAGCAGCCAAGGCGGGAATAAAACCGATCCGTAGGTGGATTTCGCCGAACCTGGCGGCATGTTCACCATCAGTCGCTTCGTCTCGCCCCCCGCCACCATTTCAAGCTCGCGGATCAGCAGTCGGTGGTGAGCAGCTGGCGCCTGTCCTAGCGGCTCAAGCGCATCCTCACACCATGCCAGAAACGAGCGCCGACACTCACGCCGCCGTAGCTCACGCGCTAGGAGAAGCTCCCTTTCGGCGGACTGCCTCCAGCTCGGCTGCAAGCTCGTCATCCTTCATCCTTTGGATATCGTCCAGCGTAGCGTTTATCACACGTTGAACCGGAGTTCCCTCAACGCGATTGGCCACACGCTCGGCCGCCATTGAACGAGTAGCGCCTGGCTCATTCTGGTCCAGCATTATTTCGACGTTAACCTGAAACGCGCGCTCTGCCGCTTCTTCGCGCGTCATGCGGCTAGCCTCCCCCATCGCCCGCTTCTCCGGTGGTTGCCCCGGTATCAGCACCTCCGGTCCAGCGCCCGCTCCACGCGGTGGCGACGCTATAAACCCGCCGGCAGGAATGCTACTCGGTCCGCTCGTGAACGCCGCGCCACCGCGCTGAAACCCGCGCGGCTTTTTGGGTGTGCCGTCCTTTTTCCGGCCGTAGGGGGCGGATAGGTCGATGATGTTGTCGGGAGGCTCAGACACGGCTCACGCTCCAAATAACCAGCCCCATCCTAGCACGCTCCCGCCGATGATGACTAGGACGCGGGCTGGGATGGGGTAAGGGGTCATGCGGCGTCGGGCTCATTGGTGAGCTGAATAGAAAGTTCGTCGATGGCACATTCTAAGCCACTAAGGTCAGGCATACTTTCTATTGCGTCTGCAAGTCGGACGGGGCTTAGCGCAATGGATGCCAAAATATCTTCCGTTACATGCCGACTTGCCACATCCGGAGCGCCCGGTTCTAATTTTATTACATCGTCCATCACACCGCCTTCTCGTAAACCGCAAACTTCCCGCTCGCGAGCTGGTGCAACAGCACCACGCGGCTGGCGTCCTGCAGAAACACGGCCGAGATCGTCCCGCCGACGTCCTTCGGCCCCTTCACGGTCCAGATCCTCATGGCGCCGCTGTCGGTGGCGCGCAGGTGTTTGATGCCGGCGTCGAGGTCGGGGGTGGGGGGAGCGTCGGTCTCGATGGCAGTTTGGGCGGCGATACCAGTCACGCGCTGGTTCACGGGCGCATCAGTCTCGGTCTCAGTGGATTTCGTCATTCTCGTTCCTTTGTGGCCGGGATTGGCCTGGTGAAATTCGCATGGGCTCCTGCATGTCGGGCTAGAGGGCTCGCGCGGGGCCATCCAATACCTTCCATGCGGGGCGGTGAACCCAAGAAAACTGATCCGCCTTTTCCGGGTCATCCTCGGCGCGCCCTTCCATGGTGACGCGCCTACTTTCCCCAGCATCTGTATGCCCGAGGGCAAATCTGTTGCCGGTCTTTCCCGGCTGTCATCGTTAGGCGCGGGATTCGAACCCGCAGTTACGCTGCTCCTTGGCTAACCATCATTGCGCCCGCAGCTTTGCCAGTTTCCCGACTTTCAGCGTCTCCCACTTGCGATGGATTTTCCGCCATCCAAACGATGCACCACGCGACCCCGGCAATCGGGGAACGGCGACCGAGGCCGCGTCTGCTGCGATCACACTACGCCAGCGAGCGCGCGCGTCAAGTGGGTGGAGTAATTATTTCCAACACCCTCGCCTCGGCCTCAGCAAGCGAAAGAGCGGCTTGGCGGATCGCCCACCGCAGGCACGACTGCTCGCTTTGCTTTTTGGCCATGAGACGCTTCATGATGTCGAGAGCGATCAGCGTCTCAGGATCAAGCCAGACCGGCACGCGCCGCCAGCCTTGGGCGATGCGTGCGGCGTCGTGGGTGCGTTGGCGGGAGGTCATGTTGGCTTGCTCCGTTGTTGATCCCTTGTCGCACCCGGACTTGATGGCGTCAAGCAGAAAACGCACCCGGACAAATTATTTAGTCAACGCGCGGGCCATCAGCCCGTCATGCGCGGGGTTCATAATCGCGGCTGTCTTTATGAAATACGCGCACGCGTCGGGGTGGGGTCGGGGGGTGGGAGGGGTTTACTCAAGCCGCCAAAACCTGAAGCCGTGCCCCTCTCTGCGAGATACCATCTTGAACCCTGTTCGCTTCATTAGCGGCGGGCGGGAGGTAGAGGCGACAGGAAGCCAAACCGATTGGCCCGGCTGAAGAGACCTAAGCGCCTGCGAAAACCCCTGATTTAGACCACGGGAACCACTGGGAGGCAGAATATTGTCTTCTATTTTGAATGTCATTCTTACTTATAAAATATAAGCGGCTTAATTGTCAACAAATTATTCCCCGTTCCACACCGTCTCGCCTAAAAGACAGTACCGTCTTGTGGTTAAACTTCTGAATTAATTGATTAATTTCCACAACAAGAACGTAAGAACGATCCAAGTGCCGTTTTCAAAAGACTATGATTTTGGAGCGAGTAGTTACGCTGTTAACATTCCACCCCTCATTTTCCTTTTGTTACCAAACTGCGTTCTATACTGTCCCTACGTTCTTTATCATTATTTTATATATATATATCAATAGTTTAGTTAACAAGACAGTATCAAGACAGTAGGGACAGTAAGGGGTAAAAATAGGGGCAAAATGGCCCATTGACCCCGCCGATGTTAACAGCGTAACTATGCTTACGCCATTAACATGGTAGCGGTGTAAACATAGGTTTTGGCATGGACGGAGCCAGTTTTCGCAGATTGAGGCTGGAATTGGGCCTTTCGCAAACCGTTCTGGGCCAGCGGATGGGCCGATCGCGCCAATACATTTGGCAGATGGAGCAGCACCCCGAGCCGGACGAAATCGCCGTCTTGGCGCTGAAGCGGATCGCCGATGAGATACGTTCGGTCGCGGCCTGATGCTCAATGACGCGCTAGAGCTTGCGGGCATCGGATGGGGTATTTTCCCTTGCCGCCCTGGCTTAAAAACACCCGCCACAAAGAATGGATTTAAGGACGCCTCACACAATGCGACGGACGTGCGCGAGTGGTGGACGCGAAATCCCCACGCCAATATCGGCGTTGCGTGCGGGCCGGCGTCAGGGTTTTGGGCGCTCGACATGGACGTTTCCAACGGAGCGCTCGGCGCTGAAACGCTCGCCGCGCTTGAGGCTGAGCATGGAGATTTGCCGCTCACGCCGCACCAGCGCACAGGTCGCGGCGGCCGTCACTATCTGTTCAAATGGACCGAAGGCGTCAGGAATAGGGGCAAGTTCGCGCCCGGTTTGGACGTGCGTGGAGAGGGCGGATATATCCTCGTGGCGCCGTCGCGCCTGACATCTGGCGGCCCATATGAGTGGATTATCGATCCCGAAATAGAGCTGGCCGCCGCTCCGGCTTGGCTGATGGATATGATCGTTGGTCACGCCGCGCCGCGCGAGCCGTCACGCGTTAAGCCGGTTCAGCGGCCGGACGGAAAGGGGCGCGCGTCCGCGTGGGGAGAGGGCGCGCTGCGCTCTGTGTGCGATCAGATCGCAGCATGTCCGCCAGGGAACCAGAGCGACGCGCTGATACGGGCCGCGACACGGCTGGGATCTATCAGCGCGGGCGGCTCAATCCAGAGCGACTACGCACGAGATAGTCTCGTCGCCGCTGGCCTGTCCATGTCGAACGGAGACCCGCGCGATCCTTGGACACGCGCTGTGGTGGAAGACGTCGTACGCCGGGGCATGGAGTATGGTTCGCGCGACCCAACTCCAGCGCCGGAGCCGCGACCTTCGCCGTCAAGGCCGCAGCTTATCGTGAGCAACGCAGAATGGGTTGACCCAGATACTGGGGAGATAACGCCAGAGCCCGTGCCGCTCACCGTTCACCACGGGCGCGACTGGATGGAGGCGCATCGCTGGATTTGGAAAGAGGATGGCGTCCTCAAACCCGCTGCGTTGTGGAATTTGAAAACCATGACCGAAAATCATCCGGCCCTCTTGTCAATGTTCTATTACGACGAGTTCAAGGATCAGATTATCGTCACCAAGGGATTACCCGGCGACGATCGCACCAATTATCCGCGCGAGCTGTGCGATCAGGACGAAACAGCGCTGGCCGCGTGGCTGAACTATCAGGGGTTATCGCCGGCCATAAACACCGTCGCTCAAGTGGTGCGCGAGGTCGCGTTTCGGAACAAGAAAAACCCTATGCTTGACTGGCTTGAAGCGTTGGAATGGGACGGCGTTGACCGCGTTGACCGATGGCTCACCAAATATGCAGGCGTTCAGGAGACGGAGTATTCCCGTACCGTAGGGCGAAAGTTCCTCATATCCGCCGTTGCGCGCGCCAAGGTTCCAGGGTGCAAATGCGACACGATGCTGATCCTTGAAGGTCCACAAGGATTGCGGAAATCAACCCTCGCGCGAACACTTTGCGGCATGGAATATTTCAGCGACCAAATCGGCGACATTACCAGCAAGGAAAGCTCGCAGCTCATACAAGGACGCTGGATTATCGAGGTTCCTGAAATGGATAAGTTCAGCCGAGCCGAAAGCAACGCAGTCAAGGATTTTCTGGCGCGTCAGGAGGATCGCTATCGGCCGCCTTACGGTCGAAACGTTGTCACGCGCGACAGGCGTTGCGTGTTTCTCGGAACGATCAATCCCATTGTGGGCGCTGGATACATCAAAGACCCCACGGGCGCGCGACGGTTCTGGCCCGTGGCATGCACTCGCGTGGACATGAACGCGATGCGGCTCGATCGCGAGCAGCTTTGGGCCGAAGCCTATTACAGATGGGGCATGGGTGAGACGTGGTGGATTGACGAAGACGAACTGCACATCGTCCAAGGCGAGCAGGAAGAACGAATCGAGGAAGACGTTTGGGAGCCGCTTGTCGTCCGCTGGATTCAAGACGCGCCGAACGAATTTACTGCAACGCAAATCCTCTCCGACGCGCTCGGTGTTGAAAGGTCCCGCCAAGAGCAGCGGCTTAAAAACCGGGTTTCAGCCATTCTGACCAAGCTGGGATATAAGCGCGGCAAGTCTTATATCGATGGAAAGCAACAGAGAACTTATCGCCGCACCGACTGAATGGCCTCCGCCATCTCGTCGGCAAGCCGATAGGCCACCTCCGCCGCTGAGTGCGGGCCATCCAGATAAACCAGCGCCATAAGCGCAGTCCGCGCGACAATTCGGGCGGCTTCGGATCGGTCCGGCTCGGCCTCTATAAGTGCGCCGACTTGCTCAACGAAGCGAGACATCACTGCGCTCATATCGGACAACACGTCGCAACCCCAAAGCCGTCAATAGGCGCTCGGTCGGCCTCTTGCGCCTTGCGCGTATGTCACTGAGCAACGTAGGGTTTAAGCCGTTCGAACGAGCGAAGTCGCCAAGCGATCCATGCTCGTTTATCGCCAAATTCAGCTTTTCAAGCACATGATCATCTGTAAGCATGGCCGCACCGTATCACTTAATGAGTGGCGGTCAAATCTCTAAATAGGTGTTGACCCCGGACCCGTTGACTGCCAATGTCAGCCCTGGAAAAGCAAGCCGTATTCGGAGCGAATGAAAATGGACATCGACAATCTAACAGTGGGCCAAATCCGCCAGATCGCAGCGTTGGCGGCGGGGCTAGGCGTTAACGCCCATGAGAATACCAAAGCGCACCCACCGCGCCCCGTGGTCGTTTGCACCGACAAGCGGGGCGTGGTTTTTGGGTACTGCGTCGATGTTTCGGCGCGCCCGATCACTTTAACTGAGGCTCGAATGTGCCTCTACTGGTCGGTGGACGTCGGCGGCGTCTTCGGTTTGGGTGAGAAGGGTCCGACGAAGGATTGCAAAATCTCCGCCACCCTATCCACCCTAACACTTGAGGGCGTGACGGCTATTTTCTCAGTAGATGGCCCCGCTGAAAAGGCTTGGGTGTCGGCCAAGGTTCAGGGTCGCTGACATGCCCGAGATTCTCTTTGGAAACAAAACGGTTATCAACGGCTTCGGCTTCGGCTCCGGCGACGGCTACGGCTCCGGCTTCGGCTCCGGCTCCGGCTCCGGCGACGGCTACGGCTCCGGCTCGGAAATAAATTAAATGTCCCTAAACCTCTGCCAATTCATCGGCCACGTCGGCAAAGACCCCGAGATAAAATCCACGCAATCAGGCACGCGCGTCGCCAATTTCTCCCTCGCCGTCACTGAGAAATGGAAGGACAAATCGGGTGAGCGCCGCGAGAAAACCGAGTGGGTCTCCGTCGTCGTGTGGTCGGACGGCCTGATCGGCATCATCGGAAAGTACGTCCACAAGGGCTCCAAGCTCTACGTCTCCGGCAAGATGCAGACGCGCAAATGGGAGAAGGACGGCGTTGACCGATACACGACTGAGTGCGTGTTGCAGGGCTTCGACGGGCGCATCGAGCTACTAGGCGAGCCCAAGGACGCTTCGACCCGCGACGACACCGCGTCTAAGACCACCAGAGGGTATGCGGCGGCGAGTGGGGGAGGGTATGATGATGACGACCCGATTCCGTTTTAGGAGCGCACGCCTATGAATCGCACCCCCTCCGAATGGGCGCTCGTCAACCCGCGCGCCGTCGCCTGCGCCGACGATATTTGGGCCAGTAGATTCCGCTCTTCGGTTGTCAGCTTCGCGCTCAAGGCCGTTTCGTTCTTTGTCAAAGCGCCAAGGCGAGTGTTTGCCGCGCCCACCCGATCACCAAGCGGACCTATTTTGTCGATTGCGCCCTGGGCGAGCATATTTGCAGCGTCAGCTTTTTCCTTGGCAATACCCGCGTTCGTTATAGCTGTGTCCGCGTCGCTTTTCGCGCCTCTCGCTTCGCCTGCCGTCGCGAGCACCCTGTCAGATAAAATGGATTCTATTTTTGCACCATCGGTTCTGAGCTTAGATTCAAATAGCCCACCCCTGAACTCGGCGAGGCCCTCCAATCCGCAACATATAAATACAATTATCGCGCCCAAAAACATCGCCAGCGGTCGCGTCACTCTGCTGCGAGGCAGTCCCGTTGCGGCGCCAATTATTCCGAAGCAGCGCAAAAATAAGCGTTGACGTGAATTGGACAATCTGTCCATATGGTCCCGTCCTGTTAGCTCAGATGGATAGAGCGTCGGCTTGCGGAGCCGAAGGTCCCAGGTTCAATTCCTGGATGGGACGCCAAGCCGCTCTAGCTCAGTCTGGTAGAGCAACGGTTTTGTAAACCGTGGGTCGCAGGTTCAAATCCTTGCGAGCGGCGCCAATTTTCTGCCTGCGCCTCGGGGCTTTTCAGGGGCATGGATGCGAACCATGATCAACCACCCCCGCCGCAGCAAGGTTGCCGCCTCTATTGGCGCAGAACACGACCACGAAACTGATTACGCCGCGCTTCTGGCCTCGGTTACCCAATCCTTCGATGCGGTCGATGGTCCGCTGTTCACCACGAACGCGGCTGGCCTCTATGAAATCTATCTGGGCCTGCTACCCGGCGAGCAGAACGTTCACACCTGCACGGCGTGTCGCCGGTTTGTCGAAGGCTTTGGTGGCTTGGTGACCATCGACGAAAACGGTCGCGCTCGCTCCGCCATGTGGTCGTGCTTGCCTCCCGCTTTTTATGCGCCGGCAGTGACCGCCATGCGCAAAGAGGTCGAGCGCTCGCGCATCACCGGTCCGTTCTATTCGGCGGAAAAGCGCTACGGCATGCCAAAAACCGGGGCATGGACGCACTTTTCCGCCACGCCCGAACGCGCTTCTGTGTTCGTTGAGCGCGCCCTCACGGCCGGTCAGGCGATGGCGTCCAAGCGCGAGGATTTCCGCACGGTAGCCTCGGCGCTGGCCGACTTCACCCCGGATCTATTGACCCAAGCGCTTCGCCTCCTTGAAGGCGAAAAGCTGGTGCGCAGTGAACGCTTCATCGGACCGGTTCGCTGGCTCATGAAACTGCATGAAGATCGCGCCGCCGCGAAGGATTCGCGCGTTCGCGATAACATTTTGTGGTCTGCCATCGCCACCGCACCGGAGGGCTATTGCCATCCCCGCGCGTCTGTCGTCGGTTCGCTTCTGGAGGACATTTCCGCTGGTCTCCCGTTCGCAGATGTGAAGGCTCGCTTCGACGCCAAGCTGCACCCGCTACAATACCAGCGTCCGCAAGCTGCCCCGGCGGCTGGCGCTATTGCAGCGGCCGAAAAGCTGGTCGAGAAGCTTGGTATCGCGCCGTCTTTGGAACGTCGCTGGGCTCGCCTGGATGAGATCGAGGCGATATGGCGCCCGAAGCCGGTTGCAGCAAAAAGCGGAACCGGCGGCGTGTTCGGCCACCTGAAGGCAAAAGACGACACGCCCGCGTCCGCTCTATCTATTCCGCCCACCACTATGACGTGGGAGAAGTTCTGTCGGATGGCTTTGCCCGGCGCGACCTCTATCCAAGTCATGGTTCCCGGCCATGGCAATTTCATCGCCATGACGACCGCCGTTAACGCCGATGCGCCGCTCATCTTGAAATGGGATAATCCGGTTGCGTGGTACGTGTATCATGGCGGGTCTTCGGCCGCTCAATGGGGTTTGCGTGCGGGGTGGTGTAAGGTCGAGGCTATTTCTCTTTCACCTTCGTCGTGGGGAACTGATGCCCCGACTTATTTGCACGAGGGCGTCATCCTTGTGCTGGAGGGTGCTCAGGATTCCCGCAATGAAAGCGCGTGTTTATTCCCCGAAACCCTGAAGGCTGATCTTCACGGCGCCCGTTCGGTGATTGAGGCGTACTCAAAAGCCGCTAAACTCGGCGATGCTGGCGGTCCTGCGGCGTCGGGCCTCCATCTTGGCAAGAGCGCGGCGGGATATACCCTGCGCGTAACGAGCGCTATTGGAGTGGCCGATTACCGTATTGATCGTTGGGATTAAATGACGACTGACGAATACGCGGCGGCCCTTTACGCGGCTGGAATACAGCAGGGCCTGCCGTCAAAGGAATTTGACCGGCAGGCTTCTGCCATTCTTCGCGTCGATGTTCGAACGGCAAGGCGCTACCGGCGCGGAGAGGTGGCGATCCCCGGCCCGGTTAGGGCGCTACTGGAACATCTGGCGCGTTAAGGCAGTCCAGAGCCTCCGCCACCGAGTAAGCCACGCACGCGCGTCCCCCGGCCTGCTGAACGGCGTGGATGAAGGCGAGTTGTTCTGCCGTCGCCCGTCTCGGCCGCACCTTAACCTCGATCGCCGCAAATCGGCCAGTCCGCGTCCACCCCACCGTATCAGATCCCCCGACCACAAGTCCGGCGCGCAACGGGCGGGGGTTTTTCAGCGTGAGCGTGTCACCGCCTCGGCGGATGACTTCGCCGACCCAGGCCATCGCGGTGTTTACCCTGAACAGGCGATGGCCGGCGGCGCTGGCGGCTAGGATGATTTCGCGCTGTAACTGGCCCTCTGACGTCATTCTTCAAGCACCGCCTTCACGAGATCGCCAAGAAAGACAGCTTCTATAACGTCCGCCACCAAATCTATTGGGCGTCGGTCCAATCCCTTCGCGTTGCGGAGAATTGAGGAGGCCAAGGGCCCGCGAAAATACACTTCTATGTAAAGTTCGTCGGCATGAGCTGGGGCGTATTCGCCGCGCTGAGTGGGCTTGGCGTAATTCACCGCCCCGCTGCCCACAAACTCGCTTCCTCCGACCGCCGCTGCACACTGGCCGGTTTCGGCGGCTCATACATCACGGCGCGGTGCTTGGCGCAGTACCGCTTGCCATCGGTGTGGCCGGCGCAGAACAGCGTGTCGGCGCCAGCGCCCGATATGGGGAACGCGCAACCACGTCCGCGTTCGGTGAGGGTGGTCGGAAGGGGGTTAACTGGGGCGTGTGTGGTTTCCTTTTTTCGGGGTTTGGGCATTTTTATAAGACGCGGCGGCCGGGTGGATTTCGGCGGCGTATAGGCGCCCTTCAACTGAAGCCCCATTCTCGACGCCTTTCCAATCACGACGATGCGGGTTTTCGCGCCTATCTTTTCAGCGATCTGGCTTGCGGAAAATCCATCCGCCACCAGGAGCACTAGTTTGCGTTCGCGGTCTTCGGTCCAGAAACTCATGCCATCACCCCTCTAGCTTTTAAGACGTGCCGCGCCCACTGCTCTGGGGCGCGATACCCCTTGGATCGGCCTAGCGCTACCAAGTCGGCGAGGGTGCGGGCGGCGCCCTGTTCAGCCCGTCTGGCTCGCCGCGCAGCCTCGCGATCAATCTCGACAATCTCGCCCTCAGTTTCCGCAACCTTTCGGAATTTCACCTCGCGCTCAGCCTTGCATGACGGGCAGACGGTGAATGCACCCCTAGCGCTATAAAAGCACTTCGCGCACTGCGTCATAGGGATGGATGCCTCACCGCCCTCTGACTTCGGCTTTTTTACTGCGTCTTCTAGAGTATATTCTCGTTCGTCATCAGGGAACCCGTGGTCGCGAAACATATTGACGTGATCTAGCAGAATTGCTGGATCGGGCTGTGGCCGCATTGGCCGCATTTGTTGCTGAATCGCCTTGCTCTCAGATTGCGTCGGACACCATAAGCCCACTGCCTGGATTGGAACGGTGCGACCAATCTGCGCGCTAAGATCAAAACCCTCACCAAAAAGCTGACAATTAATAAGCGCGCCGCCATTGTCGGCAAATTCGGAAATCACTTCGCGGCGGATATGGTCTGGTGTTTCTCCGTCTATGAATTTTGACCATATTCCATCGTCTCGGAATGCACGAGCCGTGTCTTCGCCGTTTTTTCGGCTGTAACAATAGCCGATCAGACGCTTCCCATCGGCGTATTTTCGATAAGCCAAGACGCGATTTCCTGTCACCGTGGGCTTGCTGAAGCGATCCTCTAGTTCCTCTTGCACGTATTCATAATTGCGCGTGTGCAGGCCGGAAAAGTCAGGCTGATCGGGAGCGAATGCACGATACCTGGCTAGAAAGCCCTGCTCAATTAGCCACGCCTCAGCCGGCCCCTGAACCATCGTGTCGGCTATGCATTTCAGGCCGACGCCATCGCTGCGCTTGGGCGTCGCTGTGAGCGGAACGATTTTGGCCCCGTGCCCACGCGCCTCTTTTATGATTTCTAGCCGAACACCCGAGCCCCAAAGATGGGCCTCGTCCGGCACGAAAAGGTCGCACTTCAAATGGCGGCGGCGGTTCGCCAACGTCTGTGCCGTGGCGATATGGACGTCACAGAACGGGTCCATCCCGTATCCGCCAGCCAAATAGCCGTAACGGATGCCGAAGCGGTCGAACGTCTTGGCGGTCTGGCGGAGAAGTTCTTTTCGGTGAACGGCGAAAATGACCTTGCGACGTTTGCGAGAGGCTCCCAGCGCCATGTGCGAGGCCAAAACCGTTTTACCCCATCCGCATGGAGCGCGCACCAAAACGGACTGATGCTCGCGCATGGCGGCGACTAAATCCGCCACCACTGCCGTCTGGTCGGACCGCAGCGCGACCATTACGCCGCCTCGAAATCCAGCACTTGGGCGGCTTGCGTGGTTCCGGCTTTGGCGATGTTTTTGACGGCTTGACGGTAATAGGAGGGCTTGAGTTCGATCCCCAGCCCAAACCGCCCCATCTCCACCGCTGCGAAAACCTCGCTCCCAATGCCGAGGAACGGCGTGATGACCGTCTCGCCGGGAATGCTCCAAAGCTGGATACACCGCTCAATCACGTCGAGCTGGAGGGGCGAAATATGCACTTCGTCGGAAGGATCGCGACCTCCACGATATTGCAGCGTGCGACCTTGGCGAATGTCCGACCAGACGGGCGAGGCGTAGCGCTGCCAAATCAGGATGGATTTCCACTTCTCATAGGACCACGCATATTCGGACGCGCCCTTAAGCTGGCGCTGATAGGCTTCCTCGGAAATATCGAGGCTTTCGTCACCCACCCACTGGTCAAGCTCGCCGGCGATCGGCAAATCATTATCGCCGGGCTTCCTGAACGTCACCACGTAATCCGCCAAGCCCTGGCCCGACATGGCCGAGTCCTTCACGATTTGCTTGTGAAGCAGCCGCAGCGATTTGGTGCGTTGCTGCGCAACGACGGGGTCTTTCCAGATGCAGACTTCGGAGTGCAAGAGCCATCCTGCATCCTCCCAGTTTCGGATAACCTCGCCGCGAAAATCACGCATCCCGATAAAACCGTCTCGCCCCTTGTTGCGTGGGAGCTGCATGACGTGGACGCTCGCTAAACGGCCTGGCCGCGTTATGCGAAATAACTCTTGAATAATGAAGCTGTAATGAGCATCAAAATCAGTTCCGTCTGAATTTGAAACATCTTGCGGGTAATTGCTGAACCGGTAAAGCCCAGAAAATGGGGGAGAGTGGATACTATAATGCATTGTATCTCCCGGAATACCGCGCAAAATCTCGCAGCTATCGCCTTCGTAGATGGCGTACTTGTCGGTGAGCTTTTGATTGACGGCGAGGACGTTGATCACGCTGCGAGCCATGCGGGCAGTTCCATCTTTTTTTGAGGGTTATAACCGGGTATGTCGCGCACCTGTCCGCGCACCGCCTGGGACGAGAGGTCTTGCATGTGCCTCACCATTGCAGCGGCCATGCGGTCGGCGTCCGCCTCCTTGCGGCGAAGGTTCTGGACGACATTTCCTTCCGTCTCGGCAGCGATAAGGTGCGCGTGTACGGGCTGGGTTTGACCGAAGCGCCAGAAGCGGCGGACGGACTGATAGTATTGCTCCCAGCTATCGTTTAGGCCGACGAACGATGTATCGTGGCAGTGCTGCCAATTCATGCCGAACCCGGCCACCTTGGGCTTAGTCACTAGCACGCGAATTGATCCATCCGAGAAGCCGAGCAACTTGCGCTCTTTTTCCTCGTCGCTATCAGATCCCTTCGTCTCGACGGCGCCGGGAATGAGCTTGGTCAGCATCTCGCTCTCGACGTTCAGATTGCACCAGTGAACGACGGACCGATCTGTGGGGCTGATCTCGACGGCCTTGCGCACCCTCGCTTCAACCGTATCCCTCCGCGCCGCCTGACGCTCTGCCAACGTTTGCGCCGGCATGGCGAACAGGAACCCGGCTTCGTTCGCCGCTTCGATATCTACGCCCACCGTATGCTGATGTAGATGCAGCGGCGGCAGGTCGTAGCCCTCGTCCGAATATCCGAGGTCGGACGGCTTGCGGATCATCACCGCCCATGACGCCATCCATTTCCAGAAGTCGTTCTCGGCGTGGCCCTTCAGCCGCCACTTCTGCGTCTCCCCGCCATCGTGCGTGAAAAACGTCGCAAGCATGTCGGTGTAGGACATGACCCCTAGAAACTCGGCGTGGTTGCCCAGCTCCATAAAATCGTTGGGCGCTGGCGTAGCGGTTGCGGCGAGGCGGAACGGGATTTGCTGACACGCCTCGATTAGCGCCGTTCGATAGTGACCGCTCTCGTTTTTCAGGATGCTCGACTCGTCCAGAATGACGCCCCCGAACCTCGATAGGTCAAAATGCTCAAGCTTCTGATAGTTGGTGATGTTCGTCCCCGTCAGCACGTCCGCTTGAGACCGGACTTGGCGCGCGGCGATTCCGAACTTGTCTGCCTCGCGCACCATCTGGCCGGTGACGGCGAGCGGCGCCAGATGCAGGATATCGCGCCCCGTCTCGCGGCATACCGCATCGGCCCACGCCAGCTCTTGGAACGACTTGCCGAGGCCAGTGCCTTCAAATAGGGCCGCGCGACCCCTGCGCAGCGCCCAGGCGGTGATGTCGCGCTGGAACGGGAACATCTGCTCAGGGAGCGGCGGAAACGACGCCAGCCCTGTTGACGGGTCCGTGATGGCCTTGCGGGCGAGAAACTCTGCGTAGGCGTCCATCACGCCCGCATCCCCGCACTAACCACCATAAACTGCGCATCCCCCGGCTCGCGCATAATCAGCGGCGTGGTGTTGCTCTCTCCGAACGCCATCTCCACCGTTTCGGAGCCAATCGCTGCGAGCGCGTCCAGAATGCGCGACGGGTTGACGCCCATGCTGATCGGCTCGCCGTCGTACTGAACCTCAGTCTCGTCGGCGGCGTCGGAATCCATGCTGCGGGACGTGATCATCGCGGTTCCGTTTTCGATGGTCAGCTTGACGGATCGCGCCTTGTCGTCGCTGTCGATCGCCACCATCGCGCGGCGGATTGACGACTGAAACGCCTCGCGCCCGACCGTCACGACGCGGGTGTTATTGGCCGGGATTACGGGCTTGTAGTTCGCATATCCCAGACTGAGTAGCCGCCCAGTGATAGCCGCGTCGCCGACCTCCAGCCTGATTTTCGATTCGTTGACGGAGACGTGGGCGATCTCCCCGGCCGACAGCAGGCGCACCATTTCCGCGGCCATCGGCGTTGGGATCGTGACGGCGAACTCATCGCCCTCATGCTCCCGTTCGGCGACAGCGAGCTGTATCCCGTCCGTCGCCACGGCGCCGAGAATATCGCCCTCCGCGAACAGGCGCACGCCGCAGATAAATTGCTTGGCGGCGTCACGCGGCTGAGCATAGGCCACGCGCCCTATCAACGCGTCTAGCTCGCCGCGGGCCAGCGAGAATGTCACCGCAGCGTCCATCGCAGCGAAGACGGGGAAATCCGCCGTGGGGAGCGTGGCGAGGTTGAACCTAGATCGTCCCGATTTCACCGCCAGACGCTCGCCCAGAGTGAGCGATATGTCCGCGCCCTCTGCTGCGTTTTTGGCGATGTTCAAGAGCGTATCCGCCAAGACGCAGCACGCGCCGTCAGTCTCGACATCGGCCTGCGTGGTCACGGTAGCTTCGATATCGAGATTGGTCCCGCGAAACACCACGCGGCCATCGGGGGCGCAGTCGATCAGGACGTGCGAGAGGACGGCGACGCCGTGGCGCTTGGGAATGATATTCGCCAGCCGGGACATGGCCGTCAGGAGGCGGGAGCGTTCGATGGTGAGTTTCACTTGTTGAGTGCCTTATCCAGAATGGTGGCCGCCTCGTTGATTGCCGCAAGAGCGTCCGATTTTGTGACGTCGCTTTCAATGTCGTCTAGTTTTTGGAGCGCCGTTTCGCAGGCCGATTGGAAGCCATCTCGCTCTTGTTCGGCATTAGTCGCGTAATCTTCGGCATTTTTTAATTCCTCGGACAAATCATCGACTTCCTCGGACAGCAGCAGTTCGCTCAACTCGGACGTCCATTTCCGCATAAATACGGCTGGCGTCATCAAGCCGTCTTGCACCTTATGCAAATCCACCCGACAATGCGTCCGCGTCTGCTCGTCCATCATCCCGCCCTCTGCCGAATAGCGCGCTGCGTCGCGCGCGATTTGATAACCAGCAGCCGATCACGAGCGGGCTGCGTCGTAGCGATTTCCGCCTCCAATCTGGCGACCTCATCGGCCTCCTCGGGCGTTAGAAAATCGCGCCAACGGTTTTTCACATCGCTCATATGATAGTCTCCATTTCCCCGACCGTAGCGACGTAAAAATAATTAGTCAATGAGGTTGACCGCGAATAATTAGTGTGATTGATGGGGAGCGTTGGAATTGGAGATGACGATGAAACCCGAAACCGAAGCGGCCCTAGTCCGCGCCAACGGCTACCTGAACAAGCTCAAGATCGACCTTGAGATGGTGCGCCGCGAAATCCGCTATTTGCCCGGCGATAGTCAAGTTCTAACCGCCGTTCAGCGGCTCGCCGAAGCCGCGCAGAACGAAATTAACGGCGCGCTTTATCCGAACGGGCCATCGAAACCGTCAGATTTCGGCGTGTTTTACGAGCGGCGGTATATCGACCCAGACGTCGCGGCGCTGGAGCGTGCCGTTCAGGGGGCTTGTGCGCCTCGGCGGCGCCGCGCCATCCACAGTAACTAGGCTTAACCCTTCAACCCGGAGAAAAGACGATGAATCTCAATACTGCAATATTTCTATTCAAGGACAGCGGCGTGCGATCCGTCCGCGTTGAGTACGATCCCGACACGCCGATGAAGGCGGGGTACGTTCAAACCCACCTTTTCAAGACCCTTGACCCGAACATCAAAAAGGATGATCTCGTCATCGTCCCCACCGATACGCGCTACAAATTTACGGTCGCCAAGGTGATTGAGGCCGACTTCCCGGTGGACTTCGATGCGCCCGGCAAGTGGGCATGGATTGGCGGCAATTTCGACGTGGAAGCCTACAAGGCTATCCTCGCCAAGGAGGAAACGGTCTTGTCCCGTATCCGCACTGCCGAAGAAACCCGCAAGCGGCGTGAACTGGCGGAGACCATGCGACTTTCCGACATCGACGTGTCCGACATTGATTTGCTCAACGGACACGCCACGCTACCCGCTTCGCCCACCCCTGCTGGCGCCGCGCCTGCTGCCACACCCCAGACGGAGACGCCCGTTACCTAAGAGCTTGGCGGCGTGCCCTAGTGCCCTAGCCTCATAGGAGCGTCGCCCAAGAGAGATCGCATTCGCGATCTTATTGTAAGTAATTCAACCGACCAAAGGGGTGAGGATAATCAAGGCGAACCCGATGGTCGGGCGAATTAAAAGTAAAAGGCAAGCGCTTGGTAATCTGGTGCCCTAAGTTCCACAGAAGTTGAGCGCTTAACTTATCATGCGATAAGTTATTAGTAATACACGTCGTGCCAAGAGGACAAGGGGCGTTGCGGGGTGGTTCGTTTGGGCGAACTCGCGACGTCCTGAGTTCCCAAAGGATTGAAGATGGCAAACTGCCCAAAATGCGGACGAGTTAAAATCAAAAAGCAGCCCGCCAGCGCGCTATCGTGCCGTCGCTGCGGCCCCCTTGGACAGCGCAAATGATCACCGCCCCCGGCGTCTATCTCGACATCACCCCCGAAGAATATTTCGGCAATCTCACACCCGAACGCGCCCTATCGGCAAGCGGCGTGAAAACGCTTCTCACCGCGACGCCGGCAGAGTTCCACGCCCCGCCGAAGAAATCCAACGCGGCCCAGCGGCGTGGCGACGTCAGCCACCAGCTGGCGCTCGGCAAGGGGCGCGGGTACGCGTTCGGCGAATACGCGGCGTGGAACAGTAACGACGCGAAGAAATTCAAGGCCGACGCCGAGGCCGCAGGGCTGACGCCTGTCAAGGCCCACGAGTTCGCCGAGTGCGAGCGCCAGGCCGACGTGATGCGGGTGCGAATTGAGCAGACGCTGGCGGATTTGAACGGGGGCGTGTTGCCCGAATACCAAACCGAAGCCGTCATGGTCTGGCGCGAGGAAACCGCCGCTGGCCCGATTTGGTGTAAACTCATGGCGGACGTGTGGTGTGCGTCGCTGGGGATTATCCTAGATCCGAAATTCACGTCGCGTCTTGGAGATGGCGTGTTCGAGGCCCACGCGACCGCGATGGGATGGGATATTCAGGCCGCTTGGTATCAACGCGGCGCCACGGTCCTGCATCCTGAAATGGCGGGGCGCATCCGGTTCGCGAACCTCTGCGTCCATCCCGATCCGCCCCATGTCAGCCGAGCGCGGGAGGCCGACGAGGCCACGCGATATTCCTGCGAGACGGAGATCGACCGCGCCAAGGAGATTTTCGGGCGTTGCCTCTACGCCGATGAATGGCCTGGATACCCGCGCGGGATTGAGCCTTGGACTGCGCGGGCGCGGACGATCAACGAGCGGATGACGCGCGCGGCGATGGAGGATGCGGAGTGATGCACGCTCTCCTCGCCATAGCCGTTCTGTTCGCTTTGGTCACCGGCATCTGCTGCGGCATCTCCGCCTGCATCGTCAAAGACTGGCAGGACCGCGCGCCGCTGCTGCTGTTCTCCGCCGCAGGGTTTGCGGTCGCCATTTTGCTTGGGAGCTATTTGTGATTTTCCGCCTTTCTTGCTTGGTTGTCGTAATGCTGGCGCTCTTGTTCACAATTAGCGCTCATTTCTATTTCTCCGGACGTCATGACGAGCGCTGTTATTTTGCGCAGCAAGAAAACCTTTCTGATTTTACGAAGGAGTACTGCAAATGATCCTCGCCCTCTTAGCCGCTACCGCTATGCAATCGCCCCCGCTCTGTGATGCTGCCAACAACTGGTGCGCCTTTCCGCCCAAAGCCATTACCACACCCTTGAGGCCGTGCCCTCGCTTTGATGCGGATGGAATGCCCCTGCTGAGCAATGGATGCGATCCAACAACAGCCGTCCCTCTAATTACTGTGCCGGGTGAGCCGACCTACACCGTCTACGTCAAGCACTTGCCTCCCGACGCGTTGCTCGACGGCCACGTACATTTTCCTATCTCAGCTTCCGTCGAAGACGTTTGCCTCGCCTCGTACCCCATTGCGGGAGACCTAACCTACCGCATGGAGGCCGACGAGGCCACGCTGACGTGCGAGAGCGGGGAAGTGGTTAGTGTGGTGAGGAAGCCATGACCCGCGCCCTAATCATCGTTGCGTGCGCCGTGCTGGCGGGGTGCGACCCAGTAGTCCAAAAGTTGCCCGATGCGCCGCAAGGTTACGCCCAAGATGTTTGCCCAGATTGCGGCACTCTAAGCCGCTCATTGGCTTATTCGCTGGATCACGAGCCCAAGTCTTGGCAAGGCGACCGTTTTCGGATTTGCCGGTTCGGCATCGGTCCCTGCATTTGGATCGCTAATGAAGAGGGTGGCTTGGACGCCGAACACAGTGAAGGGGACCCAAAGGCTTTGACGGGTGACGCCTTTGGGCCTGATCGTCATTTGGTTTACGCCGCCTATCAACGTTGGGCGCTTAAGAACGCAGGGGGTTATTAGTGCCATGACCCGCTTCGACCAATCCCTCGCGGACATTATCGCGCGCTGCGAGGCCATGACCCAGATCGGGCTGGCGAAAGCGCGAATACGAACAATCAATCACCAAAACCCACAAAAAGCCAAATGACCAACGCACAATCCATTGATCTCGACCTTTCAAACAAGCTAAAAGATCGAGAATACCGGAAGGACTTCTTCTGGGCGCAGGCGGCTGCCGAGATTGCAGGCCAACTAGTGAATCTGCGTAAGCGGCGAGACCTAAATCAAAAGCAGGTTGCCGACATGATAGGGACCAAGCAGCCAGCGATATCGCGCGCAGAACAGGCCGATTATGAAAATTGGAATTTGAACACCATCCGCATGATTGCAGATGCGCTTGACGCCCGCGTACGAGTCCTTATTGAGCCATTTGAGGATATTCTCTCGGAGTACGAGGAATCTAATACTGAGGAAAACTCTGATGTTGTAGCTAGCGCAACTGATGTTAAGGGCTACGCGGAGTATCTGCGAAAGCTACTTACTAGGCTCGCTGACCGGATCGAAGTCCTCTCCGATAAGCCCCGCGTGGATGGGGGGGTGCCAGACTGGACATTTGGTTTCGATATCGCTCACGGAGACGATGAAACGGTTTATTGCTTAGTCAAAAGCAAACCTGAATATGAGCGCCCCGAATATAGACGCATTACGCAAGAGCAATACGAAGCGTGGGTAAATGAACGCGGCTTAGAGATCGCCCCACCAAAACCCGCGCTAACAGCGGCTGATTTCGCCATTTGGCTTGTGGAAGAAATGGACCAGTACGGCGAGATACCTTGGCTTGTCGAAGATGGCCGCTGGCTAACTTTCGCCCAAGCCATCCTCTCCCGCCTCACCGAGGCCGCATCCCCTGCATCTGACCTGACGACGCCCTACGCGCCAATTCTGATCCGCTTTGATGATCCCCCGCGTCTCGAATATATCACCGAAGACGCGCCGAGCGTTTACGAGCGCATCGACAATAACTTCGACATCATCTTGGCAATGAATAGTCGAGCGGTGATCGGGTTCCGCTACATGCTCCCCACCCCGTCGCCGTTGAAGGAGGAGGGTTGAGAAATGCTAGACCATTGGTTTGAGCTTCACCAAGGCGGAATGATCGTCGCTCAAGCTCGCGGTGCACGCCCTGACGCGCTCCGCGAAATCCGACATTACGCAGCTGTATATGGGCAAGACGGCGCCGTCGAAGTGTACGAGCGGCTGGCCACAAGGTCTTGCAAGCGCGTCCTTGTCCCACCCGGCGATATGGCGGAGGGCGAGTAGGTGGTAAACCATTGGAAACCGGCGCGGCCCATTCGACTCGACTTCACTCGGCTATTGAACTGGCGGAAAGCGCCTGCCGCGAAGCTCGACGGTTGATTGAGGAGGATGAGCGCCCATGATTTCCGAAACCGCACTGGCGGAGCTTCGTCGGAGCCTCACAACCGATGAAGACGGCCCGATCCCAGACGGCGCATCTCGCACCTACAGGCTGGCGGACATTCGCGCCATCCTCTCCGAACTCGACGCCGCAAGGGCTAGAGCGGAGACGTTGGAGCGCGAGTCCGATGGAATGGCGGCTGCCGTTAAACGCATAGAGGATCGCGCTGGGAGCCTAGAGCGCAAATGGACTACAGAAGCCCTATGCGCGCAGAACCGCGCCACCCTTGCTGAATCCAAGCTGGCGGAGGCTGTGAAGGCGTTGCAATCCATCGATGCCCGCGCCAGAAAAGACTTGGTATTCAATGTGGCCGTCGAAATCCACTACATGGCTGAAGAGGCCCTAGCCTCTATCCGTCTTGGCGAACGCGAGAAATCCCACCTATAATCATCTGTTTTTTGGCACTAAAAAGGAACCACCAAATGACCCGTAACTTTCAAACACAAGACGCATCTGAAGCTCGCGCACAAGCCCCCGTTCCGCTCATGGTCGGGTTAACCGGTCCGTCATCCAGCGGGAAAACCTACACTGGCCTTCGCATCGCCACGGGCATTCAGTCCATTTACGGCGGCGATATCTTCGTGGTCGATACCGAGCAGCGGCGCTCGCTCCACTATGCCGACAAGTTCAAGTTCAAGCACGTTGATTTCCAAGCGCCTTACAGCTCGCTCGATTATCTGGAGGCGCTGCGCTACTGCAAAAAACAGGGTGCGGGCGTGGTGATGATTGACAGTTGCTCCCACGAACACGACGGTCCTGGCGGGATGCTTGAACAGCATGAGACCGAACTGACGCGCATGGCGGGAAATGACTTCGGCAAGCGCGACCGGATGAGTATGCTCGCGTGGGCCAAACCAAAAACGGCTCGGCGTCAACTCATTACGGCGATTACGACTGAACTGGCGATGCCGGTTATTTTCTGCTTCCGAGCAAAAACGGGAACGAAACCAGCGCCAAGGGGGGCGGCTAGCAGAGACCCAATCGAGATGGGCTTTACGTCCATCGGCGCGGACGAATGGCTGTTCGAGATGGCGGTTAACATGCTGTTCCTGCCTGGCGCCGATGGTGTGCCGACGTGGGAAAGCAACAAGCCCGGCGAGCGATTGGCGATTAAGTGCCCGACACAATTTCGATGGATGCGGGATTTGAGCGGCCCCATTACCGAAGACATTGGCGTCAGGCTCGCCCAGTGGGCTCGTGGAGGGGTTTCGACACCAGTATCTGGTAAGGCCACCCCGCGCCCCGCCGAACCCGCCCACGCCGCTCCCGACGCGCCGACAGACCTCCCCAGCGAGCTCTCAGACTACGCCGACGCGCTGCAAATTGAGATTGAGGTGGCGAAGGATTCGATCGTCTTGGGTCAATACATCAATCAGCAAATAAAAACGGAGGAATGGGGAAGGTTGCGAGAAGCCGACTTGAAACGTTCGAGGGCTTTATACGAGTTGGCCGTCAAGCGGATCGGCGAGTTGAAGGTGGCGGCGTGATGACCCCGCTAGAAATTGCCGATAGGGTGTGCGGTGGCAGACCGGCCCGCTGTTGGGGCTGGAAGGCAAAAATATGGAACGCCGCTTATGAAGCAGCGAAACTGGCCCTCAATCCAAATCCACCGCCAGCCATCCGCCCTCCCGCTTAGCGGTCATCACATCATCTGTTCGCCGTCCGGCTTTGGCGTCTTCCGCGCGCCACCTATCCGCCAGCGCACAGAACTCGCGAAACGCCCACGTCGAGTTAGCCCCCGCGCCACGCTTCCCCCCTCGCCAAGTCAGGACGAGGGGGGTTAGCACGGCGCCGCGTTTCATTTGCAGATTGTGGAAAGCCCTGCGGCACGCGGTTGAGCAGAACAGGCGGGAGGCGGGTTGGCCGCAACCGTTGGCGCATGTCATGCGAGGGCCTCGTCAATCATGGCGCGCCAAATCACATCCACCAGCGGGCTACTATATTCCGATGGACTCGGGTGACCTTTGCCGGTATCCTCCGCAACAGATGATATGTGGCCGTCGCGCGAGAGGGTCCCCATGACGCCCGCGTGCATGAAAATTCAAGTCCACACACTTCAAAGTCTACGCGTGACGGGTTGTCGCAATGGTTTTTGATCCATCCAATCAGCGGTTCGCTTAAGGCCACCATGCTAACCATTATATGGCCGCCGGACGATTGCTGAAGTATTATCCGGCCGCCAGGAAGGTCGCCATCCAGCGTGCGCGCGCTCACGCCCTCACCTCCATGCGCACGCCCTGCCGAACGGCTGTAAACCGCCCCCGCGCGTCGATGGGCGTGAGCGTGATCGTGCGCCGATGCACCACGACGCCGGGGTTGAGATCGGCGAAGCGTTCTGCCGATTCGTAGCAGTCGAAGGTTTGAACGACGCGGCCATGTTTGGAGATGGCGGCGTAGTCTGTGGTCCGGGTCATACGCCCCTCTCCGCTTCAATTTTTTCAGCAAGTTGCCGCTGCCTTTTGGCTTCAGCTTGCCAAAAATCGCCTTCGCCCATGCCAAATGATTCGTCATTAACGGTCGCGGCCACGCGAAGAGCGTTTGCAATTCGTGACCAATCGTCGTCGCTCAGGTTCATCTCACCATTTCCCAATCTCGCGCCCCATCGGCGCAAAACCACCATAAGCGTCTAAGACGCGGTGTGTCAATACCCCTCAGCTATACCAACCTACCAACGCGCACGAAAAACCCCGCCAGCGGCGAACTGGCGGGGTTCTGCGATACGTTCGTATTTGCCTACGGCTTAGCGCCGCATAGCGCATCATGGGCGGCGTTCTGCACCTTTATCTGGTTGATGGTCTCAACCGTGTCGTGAAGGCGGCTGAAAATGATCGGATGCCAAACGAGGCAGGCGCTAGTCGCGGCTGTAGGGGTCGGGAGCGCGGGCGGCGTCTGGGTTGCGCAACTCGCTAGTGGCGACAGAAACGCCAGCATCATTAGCCTTTTGAACTTGAGCATCGCTCGTCTCCACGGTTTCCAGTTTGGCCGCCGATGACCCCGCTTCCCGCGTGGCGACAGCCTCTTGCGATGGCTTGGATTCGGAACCTAGCCCGAACCCCTTTAGGATGAACTGCACCAGCCATGCGATGAGCCCCACGGTTATTGCGCCGTGGGTTGGGGCTGGGGGGCGGCGGCCGGTGCGGGAGGGGGCGTGTTCACGCCAGATGTGGCCGGGACAGTAAGCGACGCCTTAGTCTTCAGCGCCCACGCATCCGCCTCGGCCTTCACGGCGTTGGCGATGGTGTCGATGCCATCGGTGATGAGCGGATTGAACGGCAGGGACGCACCCTTGGTGATGGCCGACAGCGCGCCTTCAAGGGCGGCCTCCGTCGCGGCGGTTGCAGGCTGGATATACTGACCAAGCGCACTGTCGGCCATGTCGATCGCATTGGAAGCGCCTTGCTTCACGTCGGAAACCACAGCGGTTACGGCGGTCTTGAGCGTCGCGTCCTTTGAGATGATGTTCGCGCCCCAGGTTTCAATTTGAGTGGCGGCTTGCGAAAAGGTGATCTGACCTTTGAAAAGCTGCGTGAGGATAGACATGGTTCATTCCTTGCAAGAATAGGCGATATGCCGCCCCCAACCTCGCACAAATTAAATTAATTATCTAGACGTCATACTGATAAAGATTTGAGCCCTTCATGATGGCGATGAGCTTGGCTCCATAATCGGGGTCGGTCGCGTAGACGCCGGACAGGGCGTTTGCGAATGCATTGGGATTATCCTTCACCGCCATCGCCTTGGCGTAGACGTGTGCGGTCGCAAGCAATTCGTCGTGATAATCAAACGCCGCCAGGATTGACGGGAATTTCCTGAACGCCGCCTTGATGTGTTCGGTTTTGCCCGCGATGCACTCGGTCGTGTCAGCCCAAACGCATGGATCTATGATGACCCCGTTGGGATTTGTGCGGGCCTTGATGCCAAAGGGATTGAAACTGTCCATCGGCATGTGCAGGCCCCAACCGCTTTCGAGCGCCCATTGAGCGAGCGCGACACTGGCGGGGACGCCCCACTTGGCTGCGCCCGTACAAGCCGCCGCGATGACGCCAACGGGAGGCGTCGTCATTTCACCGTCACCGTATTCGGGTCAGCCTTCGCTACGGCTACGAGCTGTTGCTTGGCCATGCGGAGCTGCACTTGAGCTTGGATTACCGGGGCCGCCACCATAGCAATCCCCAAGATGACCTGAACGTACATCTCCCAGGTCGTGGATGTGATGCCGTGCGCGATTACAAGCGGCCCAAGCGCGATCAAGATGGCGCGGAGTATGCTGAGCCAGCTTTCCAACGCGGGGTTGGAGTTGACGCTGAGATTAGGTTGGGTTTGTTCGCTCATCACCCCGCCTTCCTATGCCTGCGCCTGTAGATCAATGGACTTCGACGACATCGCCGTCTCGCACGTCAGTCTTGTGCTCGGCTCCTTGGCCCGGAAGGCTCTGACCTGGCCGGGGTGGAGCGTGGGGAGTACGACAGTTGTGGTGGTCACACGCTGACTCTTAAGGCATCCTCTTAGCGCAATCGACCGTGTGCCCATCAGGATCAATCGTCCCAATAGCGCACTGACCGCTCGGCGTATTCATCATCGCCTTCCAGATAGCGGCATTTTTCTCGGGCTCGAAATATCGCTTCTGTGAGACGGACCGATGCCCCCACCACAGGCATGTCGTCTGCCTGCCGTCTTTGGAGGTTACGATCAGGTGGCATGGCGGGACAATCTCAGCCGTGGTGGGCGTGGGAATGTTGCCCCACTGAGCGGGGAGCATAAGGGTAACGGCGGCGAGGGCAGGGAGGATCACGGGGCTCTCCTAGAAAGCGTTGAGGGCGGCGCGTTTGACGGTATTGGTCGCCGTACAAACATAAATATATGAGCCGTCAACGCTAATCTGGCCCGCCGTACACGTCTGATTATCGGCCCAAGTCGCGGTGTGTAACTGCGCCGTTCCGCCAAAGGTGAATAGACCTGTACCCGTTGTGACTGGACTGTTCGTTTGGGTGTTGAGATTTATTTGGGATGCGTCAATATCAAGAGTCGCAAAAGCGCTTCCTGCTGTATTTACAGACGTGAGTTGACTGACTCCGCTATTATTACGGACCTGAACGCGACCGCCGCCGTCGAAAACGTCTAGCGGAAAGGACGCGGTCCCGCCGACCCCAAGATTTCCGCCGACTAGGGTATTCCCCACAAGGTCCGTCGCCCCCTGATTACAGAGGGTATAGCCTGCTGTGATCGCGCAACCATCGACGGCTAGCTCTGACGAGAGAGCCCAAAGATAGTTACCGCTGGCGATGCGCGTGATCGTCGCCACATTATCACCCCCACCGCCCGCGCCGTGGATATAGACCGTTCCAGTCCCGCTTAGGCCCGAGAAGTTCAGGGGATTGACCGTATCGCTGCCTACAAGGGTATCGCCCGTAAGCGTGCTGGTGACCGTCAACGCTCCGTTAAAGGTCTGGCTGCCGATTGACCTTGTAAGGCCCGCCCCCGCCGAACAGTCATATATTCCGTTGGAGATCGAGCCCGGCGCGCTGCAAGTCCACCCCGGAGCGGCGTTGGCCGTCTCTACTTGAGTCGTATCTGTGGTGATGCTGTAGAGCGTGCCGGTCGCGCCGCCGCTGAGGGCCGTCGCGCCAGACCCGATAATGTTCATCACGCCAGCCGTGGAGGAGTAAATCGGAGCGGTCGTGGTTGAGTTCGCGGTTTGCGAATAGACGTTTGAGATATTGGCGGTTGGAGATGTGCCAGACTGATCGACAAACTTAGTGCTGGCTGCGCCCCGTTGATTAGTGCCGATGGCGTAAGTGAAGATGGAAACGCCCGTGGAGTCGCTAAGCTGGAAAACGGACGAGCCGGTGTACCCTTGGTTCACGCTCACATTACTGAGAAGGTACTGCCCTGCCGTCGAGACGATGCCCTGTGGCGTGCCCGAGCCCATGGAGAACCCGCCGTTGGAAAGCTGCCATTGTGGGGGGACGTTTGAACACCCCGCCGCTGACGAGGAAACGATCCCGTTGAAGGTGTCAAAATCGAAGGTATCCATGTAGACGATGGGGACGCCGGTGTTGGCCTGCGCCGTGCTGCAATGGCCTACCATGTCTGTGCCCGCAATCATCAGAGCGTTGGTGATGAACACGCCGTCCATGCGCCCGAAGTCGAAGCCGTGCGTACCGGACGAGAAGAAGATCGTCTGCTGGTTTGCCGTCAGCGCAAACGGATAAATCTGGATGCCCTGAATGTGAGTAACGTCAATGGACCCGTCACCTACCACGATGGCCGCGCCCGTTGCGGGCGGGCTGGCGCTTGTCGTGCCGAAGCCGCTGAATTGGACGTTGTTGAGCCACGCTCCACCGGAGTTGCCCAACATAGAAAGGCACGTCACGCAGGCATAGGCCCCGATGTTGTCCATGCGAAAACGGGGGGAATTGGGAAGATAGAACGCAGCCGGATAGTTGGTCAGGCTTGAGCGCGTGGCCGTGTCGGGCTGGTTGAACAAGACGCTGAAGTTGCTGAATTGCGGCCCCGGCTCGCCCGCGCTGTAAGCGAAAACGCCGTTGGTGAAAGAGTTGCTCGCCGCGTAAAACAGCGTGCCGGATGAGGCTGAACACGAAGTCCGCTGACCGTCGCCATAGACGATCTGGCCGGTGAAGGTCATCAGAAGGTCGGACGTGACTTTGTAGCAGCCGGTCGGGGCATAGACTGTTGCGCCCGTCGCTAGAGCCGCCTTGATGATCGTGGTGGCGTCCGTGACGCCTGTAGGGTCTGCGCCCTTCTCTTTGATGTTGACCACATCGACGGTAGAGATTGAGCCGATAAGGCCAATCGAGCCGCCGCTAAGGGTACCTGTGAAAGTCGGAGACGCCGCCAACATGACGCTGCCGGACCCTGTCGTGGCGTCGCAGCCCAGCGTTCCGGCGTTGTTGTAGAGGAAGTAGCCGCTGGTGCAGCTCCCAACCGAAGTCACGCCATTGGTAATGGACGCCGCAGCGGCGGTCACCGTGCAGGTCGAACCGAGCGCGCAAGTCTGACCGTTGACGGTGGTGGAGCTGTTCGCCAAGGCGGAGTTTGGCACGGCAGCCAGCCGCGCGTTGGGGAGCGTTCCGGTAGCGAGATCGGACGCTGAACCCGACGTCGCTACCGCCGCGAGGCTGGCCGCGTTCGCAGGGGTAAACCCTAGCCCTGCCGTGACTTGCCCACTGGTGATCGTCCCGTTGTAGGTCCCGGTGATGTTCGCGGCGTTGCCGGTGATATTTCCGCTGATCGCCGAGCCGGGGATCGTCGTCGAAGCCGTGGCCGCGCTCGCGCCGTTGCCGTAGAGATAACCGGTCAAGGACGCTGCGCCCAGGCCACCGCTAGGCGAGGGGAGAACGCCCGTCACGCCCGTCGTGAGTGGCAGGCCCGTGATATTGGTTGCGACGCCCGAGGCAGGCGTTCCAAGAACCGGCGCCACAAGCGTGGGAGATGTCGTCAAGACAACGGCGCCGGAGCCCGTGGTTCCGTTAGTAAGGTCTGACGCCGAGAAAGTCTGTGTTCCGCCCAGACTGACGGCGTGGCCTGCCAGCGTCATCGAAGAGTTGGCCAGGCTTGCATTCGGAAGCGCCACAATGCGCGCGTTAGGCAACGTGCCCGCCGTGATGTTCGTAGCGTTCGTCGTATCCGTCGTTGCAGATGGCGCGAATAGAACGCCCGCCGTCTTCGTGCAGGAGATATTCGGGACGGCGATGGCGCAGTCGCCCGCCAGCGTGAAACCCGCAAAGGCCGAGGCGTTATTATATTGGAGCTGGCCGTTGGTCCCGCCCGGCGTTCCGCTCGTGCTGATGGTGTTGCAACCGAAGCCCGTGGCTAACGTATAAGTCAGAGCGTTGCTTGAGCCATTACAACTCGGCAATGTTTTTGCCGTCGGAACCGCCGACCCCGCCGTGGCGTTTGCCAGCACAGTGTTAGCCGCCGTCGGCGCAAAAGAAATCGTGGGGTTCGAGGCCACCGCCCCGCCGCCCGCCAGGCCTGCGCCCGCCGTGATCGTGTTTGATCCCGTGGTTCCTGCGCCCGCTGCGACGGCTGCGCTTAACGTACATTTATAGGGAACGGCTCCATTCCAGCAGTCAGTGACGCTCGTGGTCACGGGCGACGGATTTGTCGGAAGCCCAGAAAGGGGCTGGGCATGGACCGTCGAGCCTAGAGATAGGGCGGCGGCGAAGACGAGGGCGACGCGCTTAATCATGTGCCGGGATTGATCGAAAAGCCGTTCCATATCGTTCCGTTCCACCAGCGAGGGTATCCAAGCGTGCTGTCTGAATAGGCGAATCCGAAGCCTATATCTCCATCCGCCAGCATCGTTGTGACCTGAGCCGTAGTGTATGCCGGAAGCGGAACATTGGCGAATATCAGCCCGAGCAGGATGGAAAAATTCTGATCCAGCAAAGAGAGATTTATCGCCTTCCCTCCCGATCCGGCAAAGACATTCAGGATGGGGGCGCTCATGTGCCGCGCGCCTCCCACATAAAGCCCTGACAGGCTGCACCGCCCGTACCGCTGTCGATATAGAAGCTAAGCGAGGAAAGTCCTGACCCGGTCGGCGGGGTCTGAGCCTGAAGCCAATAATCGACCGTTGATCCCGGCCCTGAATTGATAACGACGCCAGCCGACCAAATGAATGAGCCCGGAAACGCGATTGGAAGCGTGACCGTCTGCGTTCCTTCCGTAAAGGAACCAAGCACAAAACCAAATTGATAGATGATGCCGTTGGGCTTTTTCTCCCACCAACCGTTTGAATTGCTGCCGAAAGTATAGCCGAGCAAGGTCAGCGACTGGGCGATGCTAAGATCCGATGGGTTTGCTGTAGAGCCGCCATTATTCCCCTTGAAAGTGTTGGCCCCCATCGGGGCCAGAATGGCGTTAGTGGCCGCATTGGAGGCTATCTTGGTGGTCGTTATGGCCCCCGCCGCCACGGTCGGATTCGGGTACGACCCGGCAAGGTCTCCCCCAGCCGGTCCATTTGGCGGCAGACTCGTCGGACTGAGCGTCAGCCAGTTTGCGCCCCCGGTGTCAGGGTCTGACATATTATTATCGACCGTTGAAACCCAGAAATGGGTTCCCGTCGCCGCCAGAACGTAAGCTCCCTCCCAGTAACCGCCAATGGCCGTTTGATAGGTCGCGTCGTATGGGACGCCCTGCCCTCCCTGCCAGAGGTTCCATCCGGTCGTTTGATTGAGAACCCCGTTGAAATCCTGAATGCGCGGCGCGCCGCCGACTTGATCGGTTTGCGGCGGAAATCCCGTATCAAGACCAGTCGCGTTTCCCCCAGGACTCGTGCGGGGAACGGGCGTCGTGATGTAAGCGCCGCCCGCTGCGTAGGCGAATGGAGCTACAAACTTGACGGGAATTTGTGAGGACTGCATTAATTCACCACGAAATTTGCGGAGACGCCGGCCGGTTTGGGCAGCACGCCAGATTGTGTGACGATGGCGTATTCGACCTGCGTGAGCGTGAAGTTGAACACATATTGCATCGTCATGTCCTGCCCGTCAGTAACGTAGCAGTTTCCGCGTCCGGGAAATAGATTGAGCAGGATTTGATTTTGCGCTGGAATAGAGCCGTCAGAGATATTCGCCAGCGCCTTGGCGAGAATCAGGGTTCGATATTCATCGTCATCAAGATCATACGCCCCCGCGATTGAGGCTTCTCCATTATAGAACGGACCCTGATCAAATCCGACCGATCCGTAGGGAAGCGCACCCTCAAAACCGAAATAGAGAGGCGAGTTTGGAATTTGAACCACGTTGGAAACGCCAACGATTTCGCCCCATATAATCAGACCTTTGCCAACCGCAGTATCTATATTCCAGATGTTATTATAGAATAGGTCTATGTTTGCAGCCGGGTCTATATACTGGTTGAAGTTATAAATCAGCCGATTAAGGGTCGGCGCTGAAGCATATTGCGAGATGATGGTCTGATCGAAATTGATCATGACGCAACCGCCGATATATTTCCGATAGTTGTCACGGGCGCTTGGTTAATTTGGACCTGAACGGAAGTCCCGGACGGGCTGGCGGACGTTCCGATGAATATGGACCGGATTTGCACCCACGCGCCAAGCGCCATCACTGTCGAATAGAAACGCGACGCCAGAACCAGCGAGCCAATCCGCGCGCGCGGACCCCCATCTCCACCCGCGAAGGCCGATACAATCGCATTCTGCACGAGGGTTTGATAATTGGCCGGAACGAGCGCCGAGTTGACCAGCGACACGGCGAAGTAAATCTCAAGGTCATCAGGAATTTCAAAGCTCACCGAATAAGATGGGTAAGGCTCCTCATACCCTGAATTGTCGTCAACTACCGTTTCTGTCGTGTTGCCATTATAGGCGCATCCGGGAGGCTTTTTCGCCCAGATGGCGTTGGCGACGAGTTGACTGTCACCGCCCACTACAGCGCAATAGATTGAATTTGGGGCCAAAGTCGCGCCGTTAATGGTCACGGGCGATCCGGTATCGTTCTGCGTAGTGTAGGCGTCCAGCACGCCAGCGACAGCCAAGACGTTCGCCTGCACGGACTGCACGGTTCCGCGCGCATTCAAGGCTACTGATGCCTCCCGGCGCGCCTCAAACTCTTGGCGTGTCTCGACATTGTTCCCCAGCACGCCATCGGCGGGATTGGCGATCGCATCCCATCCCGGAATGGCCTGATAGATCGTGACCAGCGTTCCGGCGGGACACGAGACCGGCCCCGTGAGCGAACAAGCGAAGGGAAGAGATACCGTGCCACCGACGCCAATGGTTCCCGAGCTGGTCGCCGTATAGAGATTTCCAGCGGTGTCCGACGCGATGGCGCCGATGGGAATGACGACGCCGGACAGCCCCGTAATGGTGCATTGAACCACAGTCGGCAAAGCAGGATTGCGCGTCAGGAAATAGATGCGCCCAATGCCATCTTGGAAGCGCCCGAATGTGTAAGCCGGGTCCACGAGATTTTGCAGGGTTACAAACTGATTGTTGCTGTCGTCCACGATGGCCGCCGTGGACGCGACAAGCTGGCCCTGTGGAGTGTTAGGCGCGGGGTTGAGGTTGCCCCCAAAGGCGAGGTTATAGTCCTCCTGCACGC